GAGATCGAGGTGGTTCAGGTTTGGGTCGAGGGGTCGAGGGCGCCGCTGGTTTTCGACAAGCGGCTGCGTCGCTACGCCGAGCGGCAGGCCGAGGCGCGGCGAGCCCTACTGCTGCGTTTCGCCGATGGTTCAGCGATGGCGATGTTCGCTCCGGCGCTCTCCAGCGACGGCCAGTGGCACATCATCGACAGCGGCGACGCCCGCATGAAGAAGGTCGAGACGCAGAGCGGCAGCTTGCTGTTGGACCGTCTAAAAGGGGGGTTAGCCGAGAAATGAGGTGCAACCACTGCACGCTACGAGGTATTCGTCGTCACGCCGAGACCGTAGGCGGCACCGTCGAGACCCGGCCTAAACCTACCGATTACGCGCCTGACGGTGTCGATGTGTACGTCAAATACCCCAACGATAACAGCCCTATTTGGGCGGCGTGGCTAATGAAACTGCCCGAACACTGTGTGTGTTAAGTTAAAAGTCCGATGTCGCATATCGGACTCTCCTTCGCTAGATGCCGGCCGGGGCTAGTCCCCGAGGCCGGCATTTTGCTTTTAGCACACCCGTCGGGATCGGCCGCCCGAATCCGGCTTCCCCTAAAATATAGGAATGATAAGATAGCCTCGGATGGAACCGGGGCGGCCATGACTCTGGTCACTTGCGACCTAGAAACGCACTACAGCCAGGACTACTCGCTCACTCGGATGAGCGAGACCGACTACATCCTCGACTCGCGCTACGAAACCATCTTGGCGTCGGTCAAGGTGGGCGCCGGCGCGACCGAGGTCTTCATCGGGCATGACGAGGTGGCGCGGCGGTTTGCCGAGATCGACTGGGAAAATTCGGCGTTTCTCTCCCATAACGTCAGGTTTGACGGCGCGATCTTGGCGTGGCGCTTCGGCTGCGTACCCAAGCTCTACCTCGACACCTTGTCCTGCGCCCGCGCCACGACGCACTGGACGATCGGACGGTCGAGCCTCGCCAAGGTGGCAAGTTATCTGGGCCTCCCGGCCAAGGGGGACGAGGTCGTTCGGGCCAAGGGCAAGCGGCTCGCCGACTTCACGTCGGACGAGCTTCAGGCTTACGCCGCGTACTGCGTGCGCGACAACGAGCTGTGCTACGCGATCTTCCAGAAGATGCGGCGGTGTTTCCGGGCCAGCGAGATCACCCTGATCGACCTGGTGGCCAGGATGTTCATCCTGCCCCAGGTCAAGCTCAACGAGGGCATCCTCGACCTCCATCTAGCCGAGGTCCTCGCCGAGAAGCAGCGGATCGCGGCCGTCGTGGCCGAGATACCGAAGGAAATCTTCAGCTCGAACACTAAGTTCGCCAACCTCTTGACCCAAACCGGCGTCGAGGTGCCGATGAAAACCTCGCCCACCACAGGTAAGGAGATACCGGCCCTGGCGAAGGGAGACTGGCAATTTAAGGAGCTGTGCCAGGACAACGAGCTGCCGGCCCTGGTGCAGGCGCTGCTGGCGGCGCGGGTGTCGGTCAAGTCGACGCTGGAGGAAACCCGCTCGCGCAACCTCCTCGCGCTGTCGCGTACCGAGTGGCCGGGCCAAGGCGCCGGCTGGGCGCCGATACCTCTTAAGTATTTTGGCGCGCGTACCGGACGCCTGTCGGGGGACGGCGGCGCAAACTGGCAAAATCTAATGCGGGGCAGCCTGATCCGAACGGCGATAGAATCGCCGGACGGCTACCGCATCGTGCATCGCGACGCGAGCCAGATCGAGGCGCGGATGACCGCGTGGATGGCGCGCTGCGACTATCTGCTCGACGCGTTCGCCGAAGGGCGCGACGTCTATTCGGAGTTTGCAAGTATTGTTTACAAGGAAAAAGTAACAAAAGAAAACAAACTACAACGTTTTGTAGGCAAGGTAAGTATTCTTGGGCTTTCCTACGGCTGTGGTGCTGCCCGGTTTAGGCAGATGTTGTTTATAGGTAATGGTGGCATTAGTGTAAAAGTCGACGAGGCGCAGGCACAAGACATTGTCTACGCCTACCGGGACACGTTCCCCGAGATTCCGCGGCTGTGGTCGCACGTCGAGGTAATGCTACGACATATCGTCGGGTTGAACCATCGGAGCCGACACTCGTCCTTTTCATCTGCGCCGTACCAGTATTACGACCACATCCCGGTCGAGCCGGACTTCGACAGCATCGTGCTGCCGAACGATCTGCGCATCTGCTACCCCGACATCCGGGAGGGCGAGTACGACCAGCTGCGCAACCGCTGCGAGATTGTCTACACCGACCCGCACAGCTCGACCCCGCGCCGCATATGGGGATCGAAGGGGGTCGAAAATCTGGCTCAGGCGCTGTCGCGCATTCACCTCACCGACATCGCGGTGCGGGTCTTTAACACGACCGGCTATCGGCCTTTCCTTTCGACGCATGACAGTCTCGATCTTTGCGTGCCGGCCTCGGAGGCCGCCGCGATCGACGCCGAGCTGGCGCGCCAGTTCGCCATAACGCCGGCCTGGGGCGAGGGGTTGCCCCTCGCCAGCGAAGGAGGTTGGGGGGTTTCCCTGGCGGCCGCAGAAAGGGGGGCGAACTCGTGATGGAGAACGGCATGACGACACTAGAGGCATTCGCTGCGGGCGACTGGACACAGACCATTCAGGCCGAGACCGAGCAATCGCACGTCGGGACCTTGGCCCATTACCGCTACCAGGACGTCTTCACCTTCGGGGCCGAGATCGTGCCGTGGTTCACTCAATGGACCGGTGTGACGGCGCGGCATATCGGCGGCCGGCAGTGGGAGATCGTCGACTCGGGGATGCACAAGGCGAGGGTGCATCAGCTGCGGGTAAAGACCGTCTACGGCTTTTCGATTTCACACGACAGCGTAGACGACGTGTTTGGGGTCTCAGTTGCGAGGTATACCCGCAAAGACAATCGGATCGTCGTCACTGTCGATCAACCCCAGCCGCTGAAGGTCAACGAGCGGCCGGAGAACTACAACTTGCGCAAGCCGTCGGAATGGGAGCCGCCGACCGCGACCGTCATTCTGGCTGCCGGCGAAAGCCTCGGGGCCGACATGCGGCAGGCGCTCACCCTGATCCGGCGTGTCCACGCCACATCTGATTACCGCCTTATCGAAGACGACGGCAATTACGCCTTCGCCGCACCCCTTTTCAAGTAGGAGAACCACGATGCCCGAGAGCGTACCCGCTGCCAACCTGCCGACCCAATTCGTCTTCGCCGCCGAGCCGATGACCCTGCTCGATCTCGACGCCGCCGGCCTTGATCCCTCGCAGCCGGCGCCGGCCGAGTTCGTGCAGTTCCTCTACGACAATTCACGGGTCGGGTATCTGACCCTGTGGTCGCATGTGTTGGCCCAGCCCAACGGCGGGGCGGCGATCAACAAGTGGATTAACGACGCGCTGGCGGTCTATCACGCCCGCGCCTTGCAGATTCAGATGGCGCCGGTCGGCGACAAGCCGGCGGGCGACGGCGTCACCGAGGTGACCTATGGCGGCACGACCACCCCGGCGGCGCCGGTCAATATCGACGTGCCCGCCGTCACCGGCGACGCCAGTGTCGGCGGATTACTCACCTGCACAATGGGGAACTGGGGCAACGAGCCGGTCTCTTACGCCTACCAATGGTCGAACGGGGCCAATGTCGGCGACGGCAGCAGCACCTACACCGTCGCTGATAGCGACGCCGGTACGTCGATCAGCTGCGTCGTCACCGCGACCAACGCCGGCGGCTCGACGGCGGCGCCGGCATCGAACGCGCTCGCGATACCCGGCACCCGCGCGGCCGCGCCGAGGGAGGAGGTCGAGACCAGGCACACCCGCCGCGTCGAGGAGGATACTACCCGTAGTAACGACCACGGCCGGCGGCGCTAATTACATTTATTCTAAGGTGCCGACATGGCAAAATTCACCTGGTCGTTTTCGGCGCTGTCGGCATTTTCGACGTGCCCTAAAAGGTTCTTCCATTACAACGTCATCAAGGACATTCAGGAACCCGAGTCGAGCGCCCTACGTGAAGGCAGCGAGATGCACCGGGCCTTCGAGGCCCGTGTGCGTGACGGCACCAGGTTGCCGATGCCCTACGTCCAGCACGAAGACATGCTGGCCAAGCTGGTCGAGGCGCCGGGCACGACTTACGCCGAGCAGAAGCTAGGCCTGACCAAGGAATTTAAGCCGGCTGGGTTCTTCTCGAACAACGTCTGGTTCCGCACCGTCATCGACTTCTGCAAGGTGCGGGCGACCTCGGCGGTCGTCATCGACTACAAGTCGGGCAAGGTCACCGACGACGACACCCAGCTCGCGCTGATGGCCGCGACCATCATGCACCACGAGCCGGAGGTCGAGACGGTCAAGACCGCCTTCCTGTTCGCCAACCGCGACACCTTGGTCAGCCGGGTTTTCAAAAGAGAGGGCTTATCTGAAATCTGGGGCGGGATATTGCCGCGTGTCGCCAAGCTCGAAGAAGCCGCGCAGCGCGAGGAGTATCCGCCGAAGCCGTCGGGGTTGTGCGTTAAATATTGTGCGGTCACGAGCTGCCCGCATCATGGAACGGGCAGCCGATGGTAATTAAGAACGAGCCTGCTCTTTATTGCCGGCGTTGCGGGAAGCGATTGGAACGGTACTATCGTGAGTCGCTGCGTCGCTTTCTTAAACGGCGATATTGCAGCTTGGTATGTTCTAGATACGCCATTGGCCACCGCCGGGCGCAACTGTTCAATGCGGATAAACCACTAGGTAATCCATTGGATTTGGTAGATGACGATATCGTTAGGTAGGGAGAGCGCCATGAACAGTACCTCGGACGAGCGCGTCGTCAACAACGTGATGCGCCACGAGTACCGCGTACTTACGGATGACGAGAAGGAGCAGATGCTTCGAGTTAAAGACTACGGCAAAATGTTTTGGATCGAGGTGTCTGCGATCGGGAACAGCCGCGAGCTGTCCCTGGCTAAAACCAAGATCGAGGAAGCTGTGTTCTGGGCGGTAAAACACATCACGGGATAACGAGATGGGCGAAAGCAAGCGGCGGCGCGAGTTCTACCAACAGCAACCGCATCAGCGCCTCGGCGACGCGCCGGTCCAGGCCGACTATCACGAAAAGATGACCGCAGTCATGAGTGCGGTAGACGAATTTCTGAATGACGGTGCCAAAGCTCCTAACAAGAAGGTTGGCATCGTCATAATGATGTTCCCCTACGGCGACGTAGATGGCCGCTGCAACTACATGAGCAACGGCGCCGACCGCAAGGACGTCGTGGCCCTGATGAAGGAGATGATCGCCCGGTTCGAGGGCCAACCTGAGATGTCGGGCAAAGCATGACACCGATGCAGGCGTTCCTCGCCCAGCTACCCGAGCGGGTGCGCGGCCGGCTCGACCTGAAGTTTGTCTCCGACCCCTACCATCTGCGGGCCGAGGTGATTCATGTCCACGGCGAGGAGACCTTCGCCTGCCCGGTCGAGTTCGTGTGGGAAGGGGTTACCCGCGTCGGCTGTCGGGTACCCGACTGGTTCGTCGCGCACCTGCTCACTGTCCCGCTGACGTGACGAAGATCGTCAGCGAGCGCACGGTCAAGCGCCGGATCAAAGAGGTGCTCGATAAATATAGGAAGTATCATATCTACGTCTTTATGCCGGTGCCCGGCGGCTACGGCGTCAGTACCCTGGACTACCTCGGGTTCCTGTGCGGCTTCGGCTTCGCCATCGAGGCGAAGGCGTCCAACGGCCGGACGACGCCGCGTCAGGACGGCACCATCGAGGCGATCGAGGCGAGCGGCTGTCCGGTATTCGTGGTCCGCGACGACCAGGGGCTCTTACTGCTCGACCAGTGGCTGGAGACAATCGCGAAGGATATGGGGCCATGAGCGGCGAAGAAACTCTGACACAGTTGACGTCGCGGCTGTTGGAGCTGTCGCCAGACAAGCGCCGTGTTGCCATAATAAAAGAACTCGACTGGCTCGGCCGTCGGCAGGACGAAATCCACGACAAACTCGCCCGTCTTGAAAAGGAGCAGGACGATAATAGCCGCTGGTTGGATGTGCTGGAGGGTTTCCTTAAATCTGACGACGCGGGCACGGCATGAACGACTACGACTGGCTGGGCAAGCAGCCCTGGGATATCCAGCGGACCACGACCGGGCTCCTGGCCAACAGCACGCGCGCCTATTGCCTTAATAGTTTTGGAACTGGCAAGACCCGCAGCGCGATCTGGGCCGCCGACTACCTGCGGCGCACCGAGGGCGTCGGGCCGGTGCTGGTCACGGCACCGCTTAGTACCCTCGGGCCCGTGTGGGAAGCCGAGCTGTTCCGGCTCGACCCTCGGGCAAAAGTACAGGTTCTATACGGCACCAAGCAGCAGCGCCTCGACGCGCTGGCGCAGAATTCGGACTGGTACATCATCAACCATCACGGGTTGGACCTTATAAGCAACGAGCTGTGCCAGAAGGGCTTTCAGATATTCGTCATAGACGAACTTGCGATACTGCGTAATAGCCGCACCCAATGGTGGCGGGCCGCCAACCGAATTATCCATAGCGGTATTAGGTATGTCTGGGGTTTGACTGGATCGCCGACCCCGAAGGCGCCGACCGATGCCTGGGCGCAGATCAAATTACTGACCCCGGACCGCACGACCAGGAGCTTCACCCGATTCAAGGACGCCACGATGCGCCAGGTCAGCCCGTTCCGCTGGGTAAAGCGCGCCGGCGCCGGCGCCTTGATCCACGAGCAGATGCAGCCCTCGGTGCGGTACGCGTTGGAAGACGTGATGGAGCTGCCGCCGTCGGTCTACCGCACCTTCAAGATCGACCTCGAACCGGCGGCGGCCAAAGCCTACAAGCTGATGGTCGACAAACTGCGGATGCAGACCAACAACGGCGAGACCATCACGGCCGCCAACGAGGGGGTGTTGCAGTCGAAGTTACTACAGGTAGCATGTGGCTTTATCTACACCGACACCAAGGGGGTGTTTAAGCTACCGGTAAAGCCTCGCCTCGACGCGCTGCTGTCGATCGTCGAGCAGACGACCAGAAAATTTATTTGCTTCGTCCCCTTCACCCACGCCCTCGAAGGGGTCGCGGCCCACCTCCAGGCCGCCGACGAGAAGATCGCCGTGGTGCACGGCCAGACCCCGGTCGGGCAGCGCAACCGGATCTTTCGCGCCTTCCAGGAGGACGACGAGCTGCGCGGCATCGTCGCCCACCCCGGCTGCATGGCGCACGGATTGACCCTGACCGCCGCCAACACGATCATCTGGTACAGCCCGACCAATAGCTTCGAGACCTACGAGCAGGCCAACGCCCGGATCGTGCGGCCTGGTCAGACATCCAAGACCCTGATCGCGCATCTTTTAGGGACCGGCGTCGAGCGCGCGGTGTACCAGCGGCTGCGGGACCGCAGCTCCTTCCAAGGATTACTTCTGGAGCTGTTCCACAGGCAGGAGCTGTAATTGACTTTTCAGCCCCCCACCCCTATTTGTAACTCGGTTGTTGGGCCTTCCGGGCCCAGGTTCCATCCGAGTTACCTATAAACGGGGCCAGGTTTACACCTTGGCCCCGTCTTTTTTACTCGGAGGACCAATGAAGACCGCAGCCGAAATCTGTGCCGATGCCGTCGCCCTGGTTGGTGGTGACCGCCAGGTCACGCACGGGGACAAGACAATCAACTTCCAGAACACCGCCGACATCTGGAACGCGATCATCCGAGCCAAGTCGCGCCGAAGCGGTTGGCCGATGACGCCGAACGACGCGGTTTGGCTCGACGCCCTCGATGTCGCCAATATGCTGGAAGCCTTCAAGATCGCCCGCCGCTACTCGGGCTCGCACAACATCGACGACTATGTCGACGGCGCCGGTTACGCCGGTTGTGCCGGTGAGATTGCCAGCCGGGAGCCTGGGTCATGACCCCGGCTCAGATGATCGAGAAGTACCTTCAGCTCCGAACCAAACTTCGTAACATCGAGGCCCAGCATAAGACCGAACTAGCCCCGTACCTTGAGATGAAGGAGCAGCTCGAACTGGCCATGCTCAACCACCTCAACCGGAACGGCCTGGAGTCGACCAGGTGCGAGGTCGGAACCTGCTTCAAGTCGACCGTGACCTCGGTCGTGGTGCGTGACTGGCCCCGAACGCTCGATTTCATCCGCGACAACCAGATGTGGGAACTCCTCGAAGGGCGGGTCGCCAAGAGCGCCGCCGTCGAGATTGTCGAGGAGATGGAACGGCCTATCCCCGGCGTCGAGATTTCTCAGGCGACCGTCTTGCGAGTCCGTTCGGGCAAGGCGTAAGCTGAAAATATAGACGCTATAAATTCACCACCCTATCGGAGGAACCTCTATGGCAGGCCAACTGATCAGCCTGGATCACGGACCGTCGGCGCTCGCCCGCAACCGGCGCTCGTCGCTCAATTCCAACGCCAAGCAGGGGGTGCAGGCGAGCTTCGCCGTCTTGGGGTACAAGGGGAAGAACTGGCGGCTCAAGTTCCGGTCGGAGGAGACCGTGCTGCGCGACGACCGAGGTCAGCCGCTGACAAGTATCGAGGCGGTCGTCGTCGGTATCAGCCCGGCGATCTCACGGCAGTATTTTGGGAAGGCGTTTTCGGAGGGCGACAGCGAGGGGCCGGATTGCTACTCGACCGACGGCATCAAACCCGACGCGGCGGCGCCGAAGAAGCAGAACCCGGTGTGCTCGACGTGCCCGCAGGGCCAGTGGGGGTCGAGGATCACCGATGCGGGTAAGAGGGCGAAGAATTGCCAGGACACCCGCCGCATCGCGGTCGTGCCGCTGACCGACCTGGAGAACAACGCCTTCGGCCCGATGCTGCTGCGGATACCGCCGATGTCGCTGAACAATCTCTCGAACTACAGCGATTTTTTAGATCGCAAGGGCGCCGGGTTCGAGTGCGTCGCGACGCGGATCGGCTTTGACGTCTCGGTCGCCTACCCCCGCCTCACCTTCGAGGCGCTGGGGTTTCTCGATGAGGACCAGCAACGCCTCGTGACCGGCGACGACGGCAATAGCGGGCTGTGCGCCGACCCGCTGATCGAGCGGATGCTGGGTGCCGGCGACATCTCGCCGGTCGAGGAGGCTGCGCCACGCCGGCTTGACCTACGGGCCTCCGACGCCCCCGCACCGGTCGAGGAGCCGGCACCGTCACCGGCGCCGCAGCAGGACCCCGGCGACGAGGACGACGAGGAGGAAATCCCGCCGCCCCCGCCGCGTGCGACAAAGCCGGCGCCGTTCGTCGCCAAGACCACCACGATGAAGATGCCGAAGCCGCCGGTCATGCCGGCCGACGCGGACATGGAGTCGGCGCTCGACGATCTCTTGGGCGATACCGCTGCTTAACCCCGTTCCGTGCTCGACGCGCAGGGCTACCTGGCCCGCGTCGTCGCTCCAGGCGGGTACTACGCCTTCGCCTACAAGCGGCCCGAGTCAGGTATCATCCATCGCTTCTTCCCGCAGTCGCAAGTCGCGGCTGCGGTCAGTTTTCTGCACGAGTACAGCCGGAGCTACGACGTCTGGGTAGGCGTCGCGAGCTACCGCGACGCCGACCTACAAGGCTACGACACCAGCGGCCGGCAGCGGTTCAAAGGTAAACGAACCCAGGCTAACGCCGAGCAACTCAAGTGCTTCTGGTACGACGCTGACATCGCCAGGCCGGGCGACGGCAAGTCGCCCGACCGGGTGTGGGCCGACGACAGAGAGCTAGGCCGCTGGCTGCTCCGAGCCGAGGCCGGCGGGCTGCCGCTACCAAACTTGTGGATCAGGTCGGGGTACGGCGTACACCTCTACTGGGTGATGGACACCGCCTTGCCGGCGGCTCAATGGCTGCCGCACGCGCGGGCCTTCAAGAACATGCTCGCGACATTGGGGGCGCGCGGCGACATCGGCATCTCGGCCGACAGCGCCCGCATTTTGCGGCCGCCCGAGACGTGGAACCGCAAGGTGCCAACCTCGCCCGCGCCGTGCCTCGACATGACGCCGGTGCGCGCCGGGTTACCACCCGAGTATCCAGCAGGAAACCTCCTGTCCATATTGCAACCCTTTGTTACTACGGGTAGTACGTTCCTCGGGACACTGCCTACCGGTTTCCGGGTTAACACCGGGTTACTAAAAGCTGCCAAGGCGGGTATCGAGAAACCGCCGCCGTACGACTTCGATCAGATCGCCGCCCAGTGCCCGCAAGTCGCGCAGTCTCTCGCCGAAGAAGGCGAGCACGACGAGTATGCGATGTGGCACGACATGACCAACCTGGCCTATGCCTGCCGCAACCGCGAGGCGGCGGACCGCATCGGTCGGGGCCACGCGAAATACAGCCCGGCCGACACGCAGGCGAAGTGGGACCTGACCGAGCGCGAGCGGCAGGGCAAGGATTTCGGCGCGCCCTTGTGCGCGACGATTGATGTCGACAGCAAGCGGCCGGGGGTGTGTTCGAACTGCCCGCATTGGGGCCAGATCAAGTCGCCCTACTCACTGGGTAAACCCGCCGCCTTACCGGGCACGATGCCGTCGAACTACCGGCAGACCGAGGACGCCATCGAGCAGTGGGTCAAGGACGACTGGAGCGAGTTGATCAGCGGCGTGATGTCGGACGTGCAGCTCCTGCACTATGGCGGCGGCGGCTACCGCTTGACCTACGACTACACGCTCTCGGGCCAGGTTCATCACGTCGGGATCAACGAGGCTGAAATTACCATCGGCGCCGACCGGCTGCGCCCGGTCCTGATCCGCCAGGGAGTCGGCCTAAACCGATACAACACATCGCATTATGGGGACCTCCTCATGTCCTGGATCGAGGAGCTGCGCCGCAACCGGATGTATGTCGAGGCGCCGCCGCCCTTTGGTTGGGTGACCGACGAGGACGGCGAGTATCTCGGCCTCGCCGTCGCCGGCACCGTCTATCAGGTAGACGGCAATGAGGGGCCGGCGCAGCCCGGTGACCGCAAGATCAACGAGAGCTACCGGCCAAAGGGGTCAATCGAGAAGTGGCGCGAATCGGCCGAGTTCGTAACCAAGGGCCGGCCGGACCTACAGGCCCTAGTCGCTGCGGCGTTCGCGGCACCCTTGATGGAGTTCGTCGGCGAGAGCGCGGTGATGAGCGTCTGGTCGGCCCGGTCGGGTGCGCGCAAGACTAGCGCGTTCCGGGTCGGTACCGCTGTATGGGCCAACCCGATCACCGGCATGAGCGCGATTCGCGACACCACCAACTCGGTGCAGCACAGCCTCGGCGAGACGCGGATCATGCCGGTCTATTGGGACGAGCTGCACGCCGCCAACAAGGACCAGATCGCGGCGATGGTGGAGATGATCTTCAACATCACGCAGGGGCGCGGACGATCCCGCCTCGACTCGACGATCCAGCAGCGCGATGTCGGGTACTGGCGGACCCTAATGATCCTGTCGGCGAATCGGTCTATCGGCGAGATGATCGAGCAGGACCGGGCACACACCAACGCTGGCGCGCTGCGGCTGTTTGAGTTCCAGATGGAGCCGGTCGGCCTCGCGACCTTGGAGGCCTCGACCACGGTCGCCCAGGTCGAGCGCAATTACGGCCACGCCGGCAGGATATTCGCCGCCTGGGTGGCGCAGAACATCCCGAAAACCAAGGAGTTCATCGCCCGGCTGCGCAAGCAGCTAGGGCACGATCTGCGGGTCGTCGACCCCAACGAGCGGTTCCACGTCGCCACCGTCCTGGGGATCGTGACCGGCGCCCATATCGCCAGCAGGGAACTCAAGCTGCTACCGCTCGACACCAAGGCGATCTACCGATTCCTGCTCGACAAGATGCTGGAGCAGCGGATCGAGCGGCAGATCGACGCCCCGGTCGACGACGAGGGTAAGCACCTGGGTATGACGTTCGAGCGGTTTATGTCGGACTGCGTCGACGACTTACTGGTTACGCAGAGCTTTACCCCGGTCGGGCGGCCCAAGATAGGACCCTCTGGGTCTGATCGAGTCAAAGTAATTAAACGCCCGGGGCCACAATGCGCGCGGGCTATGATCCACATCGGACTAGATGATGGCGAGATGCGGTTTGACAATAATCGCTTTAAGAAGTGGTGTTACGAAAATAAATTATCACCGAAGGCGATGTTTAGTTTGATGTATAAGATATGGCCAGTACGGAAGGTGCAGGCAATTCTTGGGATCGGCACAGATTATTCGTCTGGCGCCAAGGTCTGGTACCACGTAGTGCAGCTTAACCGGCCCGGGCTGCGACACCACCTCTCCTGGGGCACGCCCAACCCCGACGCCACCAACGTCGTTACGCTGCCGCTGCGCGATCCGGCCGAGTAAACCAAATCTAGCGTGTAATATTATTGCGGAGCGCTGCATTATGCGCGACGCTGTGGATAGCTTTTCTTTGGGGGGGAACAGCCACGAGCTGACCCAAAAGTAAAAGCCCGCCTGGGGAGGCGGGCCATCACTCGGTAAGACCGGAGATCGTGTGTTGCAGCTCGATCATGTCCGGTCTTACCGCACCTCGCAAGAGCTTTTTTGCGAGATCGGACGGACTCGTCCCCACCCCCGGCGGATTCACGATCCGAAAGGGGGAAGAATGCTTAAGTTTGTCCTCTACACCTTCGAGCGTAACGCCGGCCTGCCCCGGTACCTGCGGGACTCGGCGGCTCGCATGGTCAGCTTCGCCAGGGCCGACGGCGTCTGCTGGTTCTCGGTGCGGACGTTCGCTCGGATCGCCGAGCTGTCGAAATCCACCGCGCAACGGCACCTCGACGAGCTAACCCAGGCCAGGCGCGGCTTCGCAACACGGCGCCGTGTCGCCGGTGGCGGGTACGAGTACAAGATCGACCGCCGCTTCTTGGCGCGCGGCGCGGTGTCCCACGGGCGGGTATCGCCTGTCCCACGAGCGAGACCAAAAGAAGAAGTAGTTAAGAATAAAAGGAATTTTGGCATGCGATACGAGGGTGAGCTGCCCGACGAGCGCGCCCTGTGGCCCCATCGAATGCGCAGCTGGAAGAAAAGCGGGTTCTGGTTGCCCTCATATGGCCCGCGACCCGGCGAGCCAGGGTGCCTAGCGCCGCCGGATTGACGGCGGGGTCGCCCTGCGGCACAAGGAAACCCGGTTCCCCCCGGAACAGTACGCGCCAGTACGCGGCGCGACGGGAGGAAACTGTGTCGCTCAACCTTGTTCAAGCCGGCGAATTGGTCGGCCGGTCGAAGTCGGCTATCCTGAAAGCTATACGGCGCGGCGACATCTCGGCGAGCCGAGACGCCGTCACCAACGCCTGGCTGATCGAGCCGGCCGAGCTGACGCGGGTTTACCAGCCGCGCACTTCCGCAGAAAAAGACGAGGCGGGAAACCGCAATTCCGCACTGGAAACCGTCTTATTGGCCGAGGTGCGCGCCCGGTTGGCCGAGGTGCAGTCGGTCGTACGCGACCTGCAACAGCGGCTGACCGAATCGGATCGAGAGCGGACCCGGCTGACGGTCTTACTGACCGATCAGCGGTCTAGCAGTCGGCGAGGTCCTTGGTCATGGCCCTGGCCAACGCGCCGATCGCTTCGAGGGTAGACGCTTGCCCCCAAACGTAAGATGTAAACGCGGCGTCGCTGTCGACGAAGACGGCGACGACGAATCGGAGACCGGGATACTCGCCGGCGTCGACCCGGTCGGCAGCGGCGCGCAGGGCGCGCGAGATGTCGTTGCTGACACTGGCGAACTGAACGACTTCAGGCATCCGCCTCGACCACTTCCTCAAACCATTCCTTGGCGTCGATTTGCGCCACGACCAGGGGCAGGTTGAGGTAGGCGCAAGCGTCATCGCCTAGAGCGACGATGCCCTCGATTCGGTCGGTGCCGCCGCGCTCCAACGGGGCGCGGCAGAACTCCGTGCCGGCCGGCACCACGATGTCCTGGGTCGATTTGAAAACCCGGTCAGGCTTTTTTGTGTAGTCCTTGGCCATTCTGGTCCTTGAGGATGGGGGTAAGATCGCCGATCACCCGCAGCGCGGGGTGCACCTGGACGGGCGCCTCGTTAACGCAGTCGCCGCTACAGCAGTGGTCGAAGCCGGTGCCGCCGCAGACTTCACAGGGGTAAGGGTATAACTCGTTGCCAGGGTAGGAGCGGCGCAACACCTTGCCGGTGCCTAGGCACGATTCGCACCTCATCGCGACCAGTCCTCGACCCGGGGGCTCACCCATGATCTCAGCCTCCATCGCCGCGAGTTGATCCGGCCAGGTTGGCGGGCACCACCAGGAGGGTGTGTCCGAAAGCCGCTCCGTCGCGAACCAGACCATCAATCGCGGTCACCGGATCGGCGCACCAAACACCCCCCAGCCCAAGAGACCAATCAGAATGAAAAAGATCAGACTGAACGGCCCATAGGGCTGCAACACGGTCTGGTTGCGCCAGTACCAGCCGCCGCTAAAGACGAGGCTGATCACAAAGAAAATCCAGAACCATATGGCTGCACTCATCACGACCCCCAATAAGCCAGCGTCGCCAGGGCCGCGACCAGAACGATCATCCAGGCCCAAATCTCAATGAGGACGCCACGGTCAGGGCTGGGCGGGTGCAGGCTGCCGGCGACGATCAACCGTTCGACCTTGGGCATCGTGCCCCTCCATCCGATTCGGCGCGGGCAGCCTCACGTCACGAGGTTAAGGGGGTCATCGGACCGGCTGCCCGCGCCTCCCCCTCGGGGTTCTTAAAATATAGGAACACTATAATCCCCGGCGTTTGGGTTTGGCGAGGCGGAAAAAATTCTTCGGGTCCATCTCGGCCGCCAGCATCGCCGCCGCCAGCTCCTCGCAGTAAATCTCGTTGCGCAGCTGGTCGCGCTCGTCGAGATCGAACAGGTCCAGCTCGGGCGGCGAGACGTCTACTACCGGTAGTATCGTGCGGTGCTGCCTCACGGGTTGGCGAACCGGGCCAGGTCGGTGCGCGAAGCGATGTCGCGCTTGGCGACGCCGCGCACCCCGTAGAGACCGGGCTGCGCGTTGATCTGGGCCTGCTGCTTGAGGCGCTGCTGGATCATCTGGCCGGTGATCGGGTCGGCCGGGTTCTCCTTGTTGAAGCGGGTGATCTCCTCGATGACCCCTTTGCGGTCGGCCGGCGCCGCCTCGACCAGCCGGTTGAGGATCTTGCCGTGGGTATTCTCGGAGACCTTCTCGGCGAGCTGAATGACGGCGCGGGCTTCTCGCGCATCGCTGACGACCGGCGGGATAAACCCGAGACCTTTGGCGATCTGCGTCCCCAGCGTGACCCTATCGGCCGGCAGGACCGTCAGGTCGCCGCGCGGCGTCGTCACCCCCCTCTGGCCCCAGATAAGTGCCTCTGCTGGGTCGCGGATAATGCGCGGCATCATCTTGGCGATCGTCTCGGCGCGCGTGTCGCCGCCGATGATCTTGCCAGCCGACTCGACCATGCCGGCCGCCGTGTCGCCGGAGGCGCCGGTTATCACCTGCACCGCTAGGTTCATCATGCCGGGCTTGTCGAACGACTTCAGCTCGGGCACCCCCAACAGGTTGGTGAACTGAAGCGAGCGGTGCACGTCGGCGCCGAACGCCATCGGGACGCCCTTGTCGAAGATGTCGGCGACGGTCTTGCTCCCGGTCATGTCGCGCACCCAGTTGCGGGCCTGCGCCTCGACTATCGTCGCGCTGCTGGGTCGGTCGCCGCCGGTTGCCCAGTCGTAGAGGCCCATGCCGAACATCACCGGCAATGAGCCGAACACCGAGGCGGCGATCCCGCCATACATGACGGCGTGACTGGCCTGGAGGAGGGCGAGGGCCTTGTACGCCTCGCGCCGCTCGACCGACCCGGCGGCGTTGCGGATGCCGGCCGCCAGCAGGTTGCCCTGGACGCCGTACATATGCAGGCCAAACTGCTTGTACTGGGTGATAATCGGCGCCAGGCGGCCGGCCGACCCCTGGGCCGTGGCGAGGCGCGACTTGTTGTGGAAGTTGTAGTCGGGCTGGCTATCGCGGGCCATCTGCACGGCATAGTCGAGCGCGCCGTTGACGTCTTTGCCGCCGCTCCTGCGCAGCTCCAGCTCGAAGGCCGCCTTGGCGGTGGCGATCCGCATCGCGCTGTCGAGCGCGTGCTCGCCGGCGCCGGCGACGTCGAGGAAACGCGAGATAAAATTGATACCGTGGCCGCCGAAGCCCTGCGGCCCGGCCATGCGCTGAAGCTCGCGCATCTTAGTGTGGTCGCTAAGGCCGGCTTGGTTCAATCGGTCGATCAGGAGCTTAGCGTGGTCAGACGCAATGCCGGAGCCGTCCCGCTGTAGCCGCTTAAGGTAGAGGTCCGACAGAATCCAGTTGGAGGCTTTCAGCTCGCGGTTCCACGCGGCCATCGCGTTCTTGCGGGCGGCGCCGGCAGCGGTGCCGGTCAACTGGGCGAAGGCGCGGTTGACGGCACCGACAGCGGCGAGGTTGTGCCGCGCCGCAATGAGGCTCGTCGCGGCGACGTGGGTGCCGGCGAGCTGCATAAAGAAGTGAGCCGGCCGCATAAGGGTATTTAAGACGGTCAGCGTGGTGAGACCTCGGGTCCCTCGACCGGTCCAGTCGGCCGAGACGTCGCCGTCGGCGGGAGCCATGCGGCGACGCAACTCCTCGGCGCCGGTCTGCGCGATCGCCACATCGCGGGCGCTGGCCACGGTGGATGTCGGCCCACGATTGGGGCCGCGTAGACCTTGGACCTCCCGGTCGACCTGATAGAGGGTGCGCACCGCCTCGCCGCCATGCGTCAGGTGCCCGATGCGGGCGGTGTGCGCCAGGAAGTCGACCAGCAGGTTGCGCGCCTGGTCGGTCGAAGCGCCGGCGATACCTTCGCGCTTCATCGTGCGGGTCGCGGCGCGGGTGCCCTGCTGGATCAGCTGCCCGGCGTACATATCCCGCAACACGTCGGCCGCCGTGCCGGTCAGCCCGGCCCGTTCCATTGCCCGGTCGAGGGTCGAGAGCGCCTGCTGCGGCGCCAGGTCCTGCGGTTTCGTCTTGGACTTGACGAACACCTGCGAGACGTCGTTGCGGGTCCGTTCGAGGTCGGCCCGGAACAGCCGTGCCGCCGAGGCGGTCTCGAACATCTGCACGAGGTAGTTCGGTTTGCCGTGCTCGCCGGCCGAGACGATGTACTCGCCGTGGCGGCGCAGCGGGAAATAGTCGCCGTCGACAAACCCGGCCTTCTGCGACTCGGCGATCAACTTGACCAGATCGGATTTGGCCGCCCACCTCTGACCCATCATGCGGGCGACAGGGGTCGCGTCGGCCCGGGCCAGGACGTCCTCGACACCCTGGCGGGTCCGCATCTGCTCGCGAATGACGTCGTGCTCGGCCGAGGTCAAGTCGGGGAACGACCGCTCGACGAAATCCTTGACCGCCGCCTCGCGCTCGGCCCGGTACAGCTCATTGTGGTACTCGTTAACCTCGCGGTAGGTCTGCTTGGCGCGGGGGTCGAGCGCGTCGAACCGGTCCTGTAATGCCCGCTGGATGTCGATCTGATCCTGGGTCCGAACGTGAGCGTTGCGCGACGGGTTGATCACCGACATACCGGCCTGTGTCGCGTCGGTCATCAGCTCGTTGACCGCCCGCGCGTCGGGGCCTTCGGTCAGTTCCTTGCGCAGCCGCATCGCCTTGTCGATGCTGGCTTCCTCGCGCGCCTCGCCATTGGGGCCACGCGTCGTGATCTTGCGGATGCGCTCGGCCTCGCTGGCATGCGTCACGTTTTCGAGCGCCGTGCGGTGATCCGTCACCGACGGGGTCAGGTGCTTGATAAAATCGTGGATCGCGCTCGTCGTGGCGCCCTGGAACGCGCCGCGCAACCCGGTGCGCCAAACCGTGTCGAGCTTGTCGCCAACTGTCCGGCCGGCGCTGCGAAGGTTCTCCATGCTGAGCGCGGTGCGCTCGGCGATCGGCGTGTTCAAGACCTCGCGATTGGCCTTCAGCGTCTCGGCCCGGGCCTTGAGCATATCGGCGCGGTAGGCAGAACCGTGCTCGATGACCTCACCCAGCGGCCGCATTGCCCAGTCCAGGACCGAGTCCTGTCGTTCGGTTAGACCTAAAATATTGCGGACGATCCGCTTAAACCCATCCCAGATTGATGCCGATCTCGACAACTCCATGCCGACAGCTTTGAGGTCGGCGCGGAACTTGGGGCTGGCCTTCTCCCGGGACAACGCCTGGTACACCGCGTCGTTGGTGAAGATCATCGTAGCCAGCTCGTGCGGCCCGATGGGGGTGCCGTTTTCGCTATAATAATGCGCCGCGTACCACAGGCTGCCCTCTACGCTGCCTGTGTGTGTACCCTCCTCAACCACCCGCATGACTTCGCCGCGAAGGGCGCTCAGCGCCCGCTTATGACTAAACTCCGTGGCTGAAAGACCCGCCTCTGGGGTCGTAAACAGACGGTCGATATAATGCGCGGTACCGCCGTGGATACCTTCGTGCACCATCGTCCGCGCCAGTCCCGCGCCCTCTCTCCGCACCTCCATACTATTGATGAGTATCTGATCTGTGCCCGCCCGGTACCCGGCGATGGTCCCAGGACCTAACCGGTCGCCGACTTCAAGAACCGGCACGTTCGGCAGTATCCGCCGCAGCGCCCGCGTCAGCTCGACCAGATGCGGCGCCAACGCAACGGCAGCAGGGTTACCGGTAAGCAAATCCAAATAATCGTGCAGCTTTAGTGCATCGCCACTCTCAAGCGCCCGCATCAGCGGATCGTGCACTTCCGGGCGGCGCGCGGCGTACTCGTGCGGGCTGAAAACCCGCGCCGCCAATACGCCGCTAGGGCCACCGCCTTCCAGCTCGGTCAGTATCGCCTGGTGCTCGGCCCGGCGGGCCTTGACGTTCTGTTCGTGCGCCAGGAGCGCGTCGAGCTGCTTGGTAGCAGCCGCCAGCTTAGCCCTGACATTGGGGGTGATCTTCCCCTTGGCCTGCTCGGCGATCCCCGCCAGCGTCGCCTTGAGTTGAGTCTCGATACTCGGGTCGTCGGCCCGCTTCAACGCGTCGCGCAGATATGACGCCAGGTCGCGATGCTGCCTCGGGGCGCCGGGGCCACGGCCCGGCTCACCGACTTCCTTCTGGACGCCGTAGGCTTCGTGCGCCTGGGCGACCGACATCTCGCGGTTGAGGACTTTGTCGACCAGGTAGGGCGCGATCCGGTCCGAGACGTTGGTCCCGACCGGTGCCCGCTCGCCGGGCAGCGGCTGCGGCGTGCCGCGCGCCATGCCCTTGCCCGACAGCTTGTCCATCTCGGCGCGGGCGCCGCGCGACACCGGGGTGGATGTACTCTGTGGCCTGGCCGATTCGGCAGGACGACTTGTTACATCCGGACCTTCGCCCCCAGCGTAGGCACCGGTCTTGGTCCGCTCGCCGGCACCCGACAGCTCGTTGCGATAGAGATCACGTAATTCCGCTACCTTCATCTTGGCGGTGTAGGACGGACCTAGCCCCAGCTCGCGCAGTGCGCCGCGAAGCTCCGTCGCGGTCATTGTCTCAGCGGTCTTACTACGCGTAGTAGGGGCTACTTTCTCAGTACGCGCGTCCTCCCCGGCGAACGACACCGCTTTGTCGCGCCAAGTTTCGCCCGGGCGCTTACTCTTACTGCCAGTCGACAGCAGCCCTTGGTAATCGGCGTCGGGTGCGTTGCGAGCGTCCAGCTCGGCAATCGACGCCTTCAGCCTCTCGCGGAAGGAGGGGCTTTTTTCCGAACGATCTGACTTGGCACTTGTTACAGTGTCGGTCCCAGTTTGTTCTGGTTTCGCCTTTTCTGCCTTCGCAGCCCGCGCGGCGCCCTTGGCCTTGACCTCCTCGGCCTTGGTGAGAGGCGGCGCTTCGGCTACTGTTTGCGCTGGTGTCTCAGGCGCCGTATCGCGACCCACTTCTGCCGCCGGCTCTGTTCCCGCAGCTGCCGGCGGCGCTTCTTGTACAGGTTCTATATTTTCGGCAGGCTTGACGTTGTCGGGGTGACGGGCGCGGGCGAACTCGACCGCTTGTTGAGGCGTGTCGCCAACCGAGATCACGTTGCCGTCGGCGTTCTTGACCACGTGCCCGATGCCGGTGTGATCCGGCTCGATGGTCCAGCCCTCGGGGGTGCGGCCGCTCGCGTCGACCGGCGACGGCCCAATAGGTCCGCGCGCCGACGGCTCAGGTGTTACAGGCGGCTCGACCGCACCAATGGGGCGCGCCGCTGCTTCAGGCGGCGGCGTCGGGCGCAGACCGACCGGTTCCGCCGTCCCCGGCAGCTCGGGCTGTATGCCCGGTCGCTGCGCCGTCGCGCCGAGACCCGGCAGCTCGGGCTGCGCGCCGCCCGGGCGCGGCACCGGCGCCTCGGCGACACGCAGCGGCAAGGGCATCTGCGTCGGAGCTGTCGGTAGCTCAAGCTGCGGCCCGCCTACCGGGGTAGGCGGCGGGGGTTGCGGCGGCCCCAACGGTAGCTCGCCTTGTCCCGACGGTCCTGCCGGCGGCGGGCCTTCCGGCGGCGCGGTGCCGGCCGGCGGCTCCGCTTCCGGCGGGCGCCTTCCCATACCCGGCAACTCGCCCTGCCCCAGCGGCAGCTCGCCCTGCACCGGCTCGGGGCCGCGCGGCCCCGGCGGCACGATGTCGCCCAGCGGCTGTCGGCCCGGCCCAAGGATGTCCGGCAGTTCGAGCTGCTCGCCCTGCACCGGCGGCCGCTCGCCGGCGCCGGGAGGCAGCGGCAATTCCATCTGCCCGCCAGGACCGACGGGCGGCGGCGGGCGTACACCCTGGCCGCCGGGCAGCGGTAGCTCGCCCTGTGTCGGCTGCGTCGCGTCGAGCGCCAGCTCCTGGTCGGCGTTGACGCCGGGCTTGCCGCGAAGGATGCGATTACCGACCCGCCCCCCGACCGACGCCACGACGTCAGGCACGACGTTGGCGAGGCCGCCAGCGACAGCCTGATCGAGATTGGTGGTAATGGGTTTGCCCTCGATGACGTTCTCGGCGGCTTGGCCGCCGGCCGAGATCGCCGGCTGGCCTATAGCTTGGACACCGGCCCGCAGCGGGATACCGGCGACCGGCGCGACCGCTGTGCCGGCCGCGTCGAGAACCGGCTTGGCGAGAAACCCCTTGGCGAAATTGGCGAGCGGCTTACCGGCGCCGAACAGCGCCATCGACGCGGCGCCGACCAGACCCGACTTGCCGACGGTGACCATCGCGCGGTCCCACGCGCTATCGACATCGTCGGGCGTCGCCTGCAACTCGGCGTAATAAGCCGGCCCAATCTCCTGCAATGCGGCACCGAGGCCCATTCCCGCCGCGCCGCCCGTGATGGCGCCGACGGTGCCGCCGATAGGAGCAGCGGGACCCGTAACAGCGGACCCTATAGCGCCGCCGGCGAACGAACCGGCGATGCTCAACGCCACGGACGGGGAGCTGCGCGCCAAGCCGAACACGAGTTTCTCGGCCAGCACCGTCGGGCTGGCGAAGTCGGCGAGTTCGGGCGGCTTCTCGTAGTCGGCTTCCGGGGTTTTGCTGCCCCTCGGCTTCTTGCCTTCCGCGACGTCCTTGCCCTGCTTGATGTCCTCGGTCGCGCGCATCAGGCCACGACCGAGGATCGACATCCAGCCGTCGTCCTGCTTCGGGGGCGGCTTAGGCTCACTCGGGTATTGCAGTTCGGTGCCGCTCTGCATCTCCCGCTGCATCGCGACGGGGTCGCTCATCATCGCCTGATAGTCGGGCGGCTTTTGCTGCTGTTGTTGGGTCAGCTCGGCGAGGCGTTGACGGGCAAACTCGGGCACGCGCGGCGACGCGAGGCGGGCCTGGACCCTCGGGTCCGCCAACAACGAAGCCGATGGGGGACCGGCGTATTGGTCCTGGCCGCCGCCGTAATCGGTCGGCTCCTCATCGTCGCCCAGTGCCGACTGCGCGGCGGGAGCGGCGCCGGTGATCGTCCCCGACTCGTATTCCGGCAGACCGAGTTCGTCGTCGAGTGCCGCCATGTCAGCGTCCCGCAGAAGGAGCAGCCGTAGCGCCGCCAACCGGAGACACCGGCGGCGGCGACGCAGGCGCCGTGATGAACAACCTCGCGATGCTCGGGCTTAAAAAGGCGACCGCCTGGTTGGGGTTGCTGCGGTGATATATCCACCCGACGCCGCCGGTACCGGACTTGACCGCGTAAGCCCCACCCTTCGGGTTCTCGTACAAATCTTTGGCGATACCCCGCGCCGTCACGCTCGGCAGGCGCGGCATGTTGAACCGCATGTCCTTAAACAGATTCCCCTGCGCCTCTAGCTCGGGCGACGGCGGGGTTATTTTACCCGTCAGCGGGTCCTTGATTTCGTAGTATTCGGCGAACTCCTTCTCGATCTGGGCAGAGATAGTCGGGTCTTTATTTGCCCCACCGGTCGGCTTCATCGACCGCAGCACGTCGTTGACGTAACGTCGGGTGATCTCGTCCTGGGCGGTCTCGCGCTTCAGCGGAATGTCGACCGTCTCGGCCTTCAGTTTTTCAGTCTCGGCTGATCTGTGCTCGATCTCGGAGTTGAGCTTCTGCCCCTCGCGCACGTTCTTCTGGTACGCCATCGGGTCTTGGGTGAGCTGCATCAGGCTCATGATGCGCGCCTGATCCATCAATATCGGCGCGCCGACCGGCTGCCCGGTCGCCTCGTTGTACCGCTGCGCGATGATGCCCTGCGGGGTGACGTGGACCCGGGCCTGCCCGCCGTCGGGCGTCGCCCAATAGGCCAGCGCCAGCTCCTTCGCCGCACCCACCATGTCGCCTGCGCCCAAGAGACTATGCGCCCGCATCAGCGCCTGGTTGGCCCCGACATGCTGCATCTGGAACAGCATCTCGCGGGCCTTCTGGGCGCCCTCCATGTCGCCGGCCCGGATAAACCCGGTGACCATCTTCCCCTCGGCGTACCGCCAGCCGTCGTTACTGGTCATGCCGCGCGGCAGATTGTCGTTCTGGTAGCGGTAGTAAATTCTAGGGTCGCCCGCCTGGGCCGACGCAACCATTGCCTGGGCGCCGGCGCGCGGCTGATAGGTGCCGTTATCGGTGAGCTTATCCTGCGACTCGGTGCCAGGTTTCGCGTTGGGGCCGCCGATTGCCTGTTGGACAAAATTCATATCGACTGGCGGCAGGTGCTCGCGCTGCTGCTCCGGCGTGTGCCGCGACAGCTCGTTGGTCCGGTCGACGCCAACCCGGTAGGCGAGGATCGAGGACGGAGTCCGCGGGCCGAACTCGTCGCGCGTCTCGCGGAACTTCAAGGCGCCCATCATCAGGTTGGTCGCCGGGTTCATCGGGTCGGCATTGGCGAAAGCCTGCCCGTAAGCGCTGTTTTTGAAACTCGCTATGTCGGCGTCGGTCAGCCCGGCCATCCCCTTTCGGCCGCCCTCGTTGTAGTTCGGGTCGAGCTTGCTGGTGGCGTAGAGAAGGTTGGCGTAGTCCCACGACCCGACCCCGGCTGCGGTCGCCGCCTGCACGATCTGGTCGTGCAGCGCCGGGTTGGATTTTTCCAGCTGCACCAGAAAGGTCGGGTCGATGCTGGCTTTTGGGGTCGCGTTCGGCGGCGCCTTGGGCGCGCCGGTCGCCGACTTCGGAGTGCCGGTCGCTCCCTTCACCACGTACCGCTCCTTCGTCGGCGTCGTGTCGGCTTTGATCAGCGGGGGCTCGGGTTTCGGCGTCGATGCCGTTTCCGGCGTGCTGCTGGAAACCGTAGCACTAGGTTCCTCAAGCCCCGAACTGACGCGCTCAGCCTGAGACCCGGCCGAAAGGGCGTTACCGACAGCATCAGCCGCACGCTTAGCAGCTCTACCGATGCCGGTAACTATCTCCTCCGAATTAGGCGTAGCACGGGCAATATCGCCGGGGCTTAGCGCCTGCCCCGGCCCGACATTGCTGAAGGGGGTGGGCGTCTCAGGCGATGGCGGCAAGGTACCCAGCGCGGACCGTGCCATCGACGGATCTATCGGTCCCTGCGCCTCCGGCGAAACCTCGCGCGGCGGCGGTTGCGGCGGTGGGGTAGGCGCCGCCATCGGCAGCACGCCTAACGCAGACCGCGCTTGCGCGTGGTCTGGTAAGTCCGGCGACGTAGGCGGGGGCGGCGCCGGCGGCGCCGCTAACGGTATCCGCTCACCAGCTGCAACTGCTTGCCGGGCGCGCTGCTCAGCAAGAAGCTGATCGACAGCTTGGGTTGCAGCCGCTCGCTCGTCATAAGGGCTATAGGGATCGTCGTCGAGTGCCGGCATTAAAGTTTTACCTTCCAAGCGCGTTCGCCCGCTCGTCGACCAGCACGTTGCCGTCATTGCTGATCAACTGCCCGTCGGACCACCGAGGGGCGCCCGGCGGCGCATACTGACTTTCATTCGAGAAGGTCTTGTGGATCGGCGTCTTCCAGAAGTCGGGGTAATGCACCTCGTTCAAGTCGGGGTTGAGCGACGTCTGCGCCCGAGGGTCGCCCTGCTGCATCGCGCTCCAGAAGCCGCGCATGTCGTAGTCGGTCATATCGGCGTCGGGGTTGAACTTGACCTTGTTGTTCTTGACCCACGCCCGGAACGCCGCCTCCTGGGTCGGCTGTAACTGGGTGTTGTATGGATTATTGCCGCCGGCGCCGTACCCTGGCATTTGTGGGGTGCCGCCGCCGGACCCAGCTGTCTTACCGGTATATCTCGCATAATCGTCCGGCGTAACGAGACCGCCAGGGGGCATCACCCCTTTACCGGTTACCCGAGGCGGTATCGGCGCCGGTGCAGGAGAAACATTCAATGCCGAAGGCGGCGGCACGGTTATCCTGTTAGCCGCCTCCGGCGGGGGGATCGCCGCAGTTGCGACGACCGGTCCGGTAGCCGGCGGCACCGCTGCTCGCGCCGCTGGCGTATCTGTCGTAACGCCAAGAGCCGACGGCGCGGCGGCGGGTGCCGGTGTTGACGCCGGGTACGCCGACGGGTCGTAACCCGTGCCGAATTGCCGGGCTCGACCCAGGACGGCGCCGGGGTAGGCGCGGGTGATCGGCCCCCACTGACGAGTGTCGGGACCACCGTGGTAATACATCAGGGCCTTGTTGATGTCGCCGCCGTGCGCGTCGAGACCCTGGCGCAGATACTGCGCCGCCGCCGGGATTGCTTGAGTGACGTCGAACGGGTCCTTAACGCCCAGACCCGCAGCCGTGCCGGGCATCAACTGCGCGATACCCTGCGCGCCCGCCGGACTGACAGCTTTCGGGTTAAAGCTAGACTCGACGCTCAGCAACCCGGTCAGAACGACAGGGTCTATCTTGTACTTCTCGGCGGCCTTGTTGATCAACCCGGCGACTTCTTCCGACGGCCTGGTGCTGCTACGCGAGGCGGCATACTCCGGCACTTCGGCGCCCGGCGGCACCCCTTTCGGTGTGCTACTACCGGTAGTAGCGTCAGTATCTCCCCCTCCACCGTATGAATCCTGCCCGGTCGTCTTACGGTAGTCCTCTAAATCCTTGGCTTCCTGATCCGCTAAGGCTTTACCGGTTTGATACCCCTCAATCTGTTCTTGCCTCGCCAGCATCTTCTGATGCGAGTTGATAAGTTCGTCCATCGACTTCCAGCCCTCGAAGAAACCCCCGACGCCGGCGAGCATGTTGCCGATAGCCATACCGTCAGCCCCCCAAGGCGCTCAGCGTCGCCCGTGTGTAGTCGACCGCTTTGTAGCCGGACGGGGTGGTAAAGACGGCGCGGGGGTCGACCCGCTCGACCTCGTCGGCCATGTAGCCGACCTGAAGCGCCGGGCTGCCCTTGTAGCGGAACGTGTACATCGGCAACCCGCCGACGCGGCCGATCGGCTTGATGTCCTCCTTCAAGCGGCGGTCGGAAAACGGCAGCGCCCCGAGTATCGACGCGCCGATGGTGCCGGTCGCCGGCGAAGTCAGGAACGACCCGATGCCGCCGGCCGCCTTGAACAACCCGCTCCACGCGTCGTTCTCAGATTTCTGCGTCGCGGCGAAAGACGCCAGTTGTTCGTCGGCACCGGCCTTCTGCGCTCCGGTCGCACCGGCGATCACCGGCGCCAGGTTGCCGAGGGCCGAGGTGCCTTGGCCATAGAGGCTGTTAGCCGACCCCAGCTGCTGGCCGGCCGACGTCGTGTAGGGGTTGCCGGCGACGTAGCTGTAGCCGATCGGCGAGCCGCCGGCATTGACCCCGGCGGTCATGGCGCCGGTAGCGCCGGTGATGCCGCCGCTGCCGGCTTGCCCCGTCTGTATCCCGGTGCTGGCGCCACTCGTGGCTTGCTGCAACTCTTGCAGCGCTTGGGTCGGCAGGTTCGCCCCCATCGACGCCGCCTTGCCGGTCAGGTCGAGACCGGTCAGGTAAGACCGCTCGCGCGCCTGCGTCCCAGCGCCGGCTTGCGCCGCCGATGTGGCGATGTCGGCGATCCGGTTGGCCCCGGCGTAAGCCGGGTCACTCGGGTCGAGGCCGCGACCGCGCAGCTCCTGTTCCTGGCGTTGCCGCGCCGCGTCGGCGGCGGTGCGCACATCGGCCTGCGCCGACGCCGACGCCTGATCGGCGCGGGCCGGTGAATTATAATCCAACGCCGACTGAACAAATTTATCTTCAGCCGGCATAAACACGTCGCGATACCGGTTGTAGGTATCGGTCGCCCGCTGGCGCGCCTCGCGCGCCGCGATGATCGACTCGTCGGCATTCTCCCCGGCCAGCTTCGACAACGAGGATTGCGAGGAGAGGTAGTCCTTGGCGTAGGGCCAGATATCGTTGAACTGCTGGCGGCCCCAGTTCTGCGCGTCCTGCGCCATCTTTAAGTAGGCTTGGCTGCGTTCGCCAGAAGCGGCGGTCAGGTCGTTGCCGTACTGCAACTGGCCTGGCGCCAAGCCGTAAAACATCGAGGCGGCGTCTTGGTCGGAGTGAAACGCCTGCAACGACGCATCGAGCATCGGCTGGTAGGAGGGGGCATTTGGAGCGTCGGCGCCGAGACCCATCGAATTTACTTTCAGATAGGATCTATACGATCACGGGAATAGTAGACCTAAAATACCTTGGCTGATAGGCCAGCCACGGACAGCTCGACGAGTACATCGCCAGGACGACCATGCCGACACCGGGGTCGTACAGGTCGGCAATCGTCGTCTCGACGCTCCAGCCGCCGCGCTGGCACATTCGCAAGAGTTTGACATTATCCGACCGCACCCCGGTCACCATCTTGCCGCAGCCGCACTGGTTAAAGGCGTAGTCGCAAACCAACCAGGCCAGCTCACGCGAGAACCAGCGAGGATCGTCGGCGGCCATGTGGGCGCGCATGCTGTTGCCGAGGTATTCGCAGGTTACAACCCCGCCCAGGATGCGCTTACTACCCGTAGTAGGATCGACGTGACAGGTCACAAAGCTGTGGTCGACGCCGATAGTAAACCAGCCGCCGACCCGCTCCATGACCCAGCTGCCAGCGGCCGGTGCGTCGATCAGTATCTGCCGGGTTACCAGTGCCATGTCTGCACACTCACCGCGTATTGCCGGGGCGGCAGGAGCTGCACGTTGGCGTCTACCTGAAGCCGGCTCTTGGTCTCGATCCGCCCGTCGATCAGGGTAGCAACGCCGCCGCCGGGGCCGCCGCCGCCAGGGCCGCCGCCGCCACCCGTCCCGCCGCCGCCCGCACCGATGCCGCCACTCACCGGCGGGATCGGCACGATAGGCGTGCCGCCAGTCGTACCGTCGCCGTTGATGCCCGGCGGCGCTGAGTAGATGCCGAGATTTGTATTGCCCCCGGTGCCGGCGCAGACCTGGGCGGCCGACGGGATCGAGAACGCCAATACCTGGCCGGGGGTAAAGAGCGCCGTATTGACCGCGCCCACTACGCTCCCGCCGCCACCGCCGTCGCCGCCGGTAGATAGCCCACCATTGTGACCGCAGCCGCCAGCCCCGACGATCAGGACCGTGTTGTTGGAGGTGTTCCAGTCGGGTGGAAAAGTAAAGGGGCTGGTCGAGCTATGCGTCAGGAGGATGACAACGGGCCCGGTGCCGGGGTCGTACTCTAGGTAGATAACTCCTTCGCCGCCCAGAGCGCCAAGACCACCGCCGGCCAGGCCAGCACCACCGCCGCCACCTCCACCGCCATAAAGTCCGCCAACACCGCCATTTCCACCATGACCACTACCGCCCCAAGATCCACCAGAGCCGCCAGATCCCGATCCTCTCGTGCCGTCATATTCAGTCCCCGTGTTACCGGTCGAGCTGGGGGTGGTCTGGCGCGGGGTATGAAAGAGATCGCCCGCCCCGCCATAGCCGCCGGTGCCGTCGTACTGGCCGCCCTGGCCGAATTCGCCGGCGCCGAACAACCCCGCCGCGCCGCCGCCGCCAGCACCGCCGGCGACACCGGAAACGCCGCCGGTAATGGTGAGCTGGGCCTGAAGGAAAGATTTCGCGTGTGCTTGATTGCCGCCGAAATTCTGAGTGATCGCAAGCTGGGCTTGTGCCGACGAGCGGGCGGCGGCGCCTTGGCCATCGAGGCCGAGACCGGATATCAGGGCTTCGCGGGCGACACCGCCCAGGTAGACGATGCCATCGGAACTAAGGAGGGATTCGCGGGTGACGCCACCCAAAACCGCGTTAGGGATCGTCGTCGCAGCCGACCACGACGAGAAACCCGACGGCGGCGTGTATTGCAACGCACCCGCTCGGTCGCGCAATGTAAAGACGGTAGCCGCTGCCGCTCCCGTGCTAGCCACTAGCGTCATCGGCCATGCCGTCGCCGTTAACGCCGAACCACCTGTACCTGCCGCTGGGTTGCCGGCCGTCGAACTAGCGCCAAACCACGAGCCGTTATTTTTATTCCACCATAAAAGATTATTAACAGCATCATAAGCTATGCCGATTATGTCACCCGAGACATAACTAAGACCTAATGCAACACCGTTTGAAGTAGTCCCCGATGACAACAAATAAACAGCATATGCCAACCCGGCTGTCGGTCCTTGAGTTATTCCTACATTCGCGGAACCAACACCAATCCCAGGAAGACCGGCAAGCGTACCTCCTACAAGTATTTCAGCGTACCATTTACCAGTGCCGGATACTTTCGTTACAAGACTTCGCGCACCACTGTTTGCCGTACCTGCTGGACATGTAGCTACGGTATTAAACGACGATAGCGTAACACCAATAGCTTGATCCGCGCTAAACCCATAGCCCGACGTATCAGTGCCATCTAATTCAAGTGCAATCATCAACGAGGCAACACTAGAACTCCCTGTTGCTAAAGGATTGGCCGGAGTCGTGACGCTCTGTCCGCCATTCGCCCACCACGATATTGGCCCAGTGCTCGCGCTGACCGATATCGGCAAACTAGTCGAACAAGCATACCCCACGTAATATGTTGTCCCAGCGGTAACACTTAAAAGATTAGCGAGTGGTATGCGATTATACCCAGCGCCGATGCTTGTTATTTGAGCACTCGACGCTAACAGCACACTGTGTGCGCTGTCGTATATCAATGCCTTAAAAGTTGTACTAGCCGTTGCAGATGGAGTGTCTAACAGGACGGCTGTAACCAAGCCATTACGCTGCGCTACCAACGCCGTTAGAAATATTGAATTAGCGTTTGCGTTGCCGCTAGTGCGAACAGACGGTGCATACCCGCTAAACCCGCCGGTCGGCATTAACTGTCGATCTTAAAACCGCTCGTCGCGGCGTTCAGCGTCGTCGCACTCCAGGCCGCACCGCTGTTGGGATCGGTCGGAAAATAACTCGCGAGCCAACCAAACGACGTGCCTAAAGCCTGACCGGCGAGAGACCCGGCGCTGTCGGTCGCGCCGGATTTGGTGCGCATAGATACCGTGCGGGTGCCGCTGTCAGACTTCTGGGCGTATGCTTTCACTGCGACGCAGTGAACGATGCCGGGTGGTGGCGAGGAGAGGGGGGCGAAAGCGTAGAGGTCTTCGTGGTTCACGACGCTGTCGTAGACGTAGGAATACTGGCCGTCCGGCGGGTTGTTGTTTACCTCGTCGTAGTTTGCCGCGATGCCGGTGAGGTTGCCCCAAAAAAGGTAATTCGCGACTGTCGTTGTTCCACCTGATGGCGGGTTAGGCGCGCCAGACCCAAACGTAGCAGTCCATCGGGTCGTGTTATTTCCGCCATCAAGCAATTGAGTATTGACTGCCGTATCAACCATAAAGCCAATCCAATATGTCGTACCGGCAGTAAGACTTTGAGGCGTCGTCAGCGGTAATATCGAAGGAACACCGGAGGTGCAACCTGTCACAGTGGTGCCGGAAGACATCAAACTACCTGGCGCGCCGCTGCTATTAGCATACACTACGCCACGATAATTTATCGTACCATTAGTAATAGCAGGCACGATAGAAATCGAATTTAGTGTACCAGAAGCTGCTGGTGTATAAGAACGAAGAAAAAGACCGTTTGCAGCAGGCTGACTTACATTAGAGCTTTTCGACACGCTAGACCCCAATATCCCCGCGCCAAACGCAAACTGCACCGCGCTGTCGGAGGCCGGAAACGTCGTCTCGATGCGCGGGGAGGTGAGGAGGACAGCGTTGTTCGTGCTGCTCGTCGAGTCGAACAGATAGAGATCGTCGAAAGTCAGACTCCCGGTAATCCCAACGGCAATCGCAATCCCGTTAGCATAATTATTAGCCGTACCTGTCGTATCGCCAGTGCCGCTAAACGCCGACACGCCATCAAGCCAAACTTGGTACGCAGCCGAATTACCGAAGGTGATATCCCATTCAAGATAGTGAGTCGAATTAGCAGCGACTGCGGCCGAAGACGCTAAGATCGTCCCCGCCACGGTACCATTTCGTAGATTAATAATCCCAGTCGGCTCAATGGTGATCGAACATTGTGGAGTAGCGCCATCACGAAATTGCATCAGTGTCGCGGCGTTACCCCCGGCGAGAGGACTATTAAAACGAATGCCGCCAATCAATCGCGAATAGTTAGTCGGCAGTGTTTTAACCAGTGACGAAGACGTACCGAGTGTATACGCCTGTCCCGTGGCACTCAACGGGGCTACAATAGTATGGGTACCGGCAGCGCTTGTCCATTCGCCTGCCGCCAGCAACGTCAGCACGACCGACGTATTGCTGTTAACGCCGCCATACTTATCGAATCCCTCCGTGAAGATCACCGCCATCGCACTAGCTCGACGTAATAACAAACGACGCCGGTGGGAACGTCGCCGATGCGCCGTTGATAATTGCCTGGGCGGTGAACTTGCGGACCATGCCGTTGCCCGCCACCGATGTATTCACCGGCGTGCCGCCATTGGTCACAGTAAAAGTATTAGTAGTAGGGCTAGCAACCACCAAAGCACCAGTAAAGTTGCTCGCACTGAAAGTCGGGTTCGTTCCGCCATGCTCGATCGTCCACTGCACCAGGTCGGCCGCCGCGTAGCCGTGTCCCGGCACGGTCAGGACACCGGGCGACGCTGCCGAGACAGTGGCGGGGCGCCAGGGGTAATTGCCGAGAAAATCCCAGGCGAGGAGATTGCCCGACGTCAGGGCGTCGAAAAGACCGAAGGCAATGACGATGCCCCAGTCGGCCGTCGCCGTGACGAACGCCAGGGACGTAGAGTTGGTGATCGTGCTAGGGCCGGAGCCTGACGCCGCCGCCCAGTCGGCCGCGACGGTAGATTTGCGCGCGTAGGACCCGCCAGTCACCTCGGTAAAGCCGGTGCCAGCGTCGGTGCCGATAGCGGTAAAAAGGCCAATATAGGCCGTCGGGAGCGAGAAAATCGCCGACTTGCCGGTGATGTGGTTGAGTATCCCCTGGGATACCCGGTCGGTGAAGCCGGTCATGGCATGCTACTTTCAAACCCTGTCAGCGTGCAGGCAAAGTCGCCGAAAGTGGCGTCGGGCGACGCAGGCGCGACGATCGCCATCGTGTCGCCTTCGGCGAAATTGAGCGGTACGCCCGAGGTCGTCAGGGTGCCAAGGAGCTGCCCGGCGCCGACGGTGCCGCTCGCTACCGTGGTGTAGACCCCAGGTGCGGCTTCGGTCGCCTGGCGGATCAGGACGGTGACGCTGGCAGTCGCTACGAGCCCGCCGCGCATCTCGCTCGAATGGCCGAGGTAGTCGCCGAAATCTATCGGGAAGGTAACCGCCTTGGAGAACCGGTGCAGGAGTAAGCTCTGGTTGGCAGTAAGCTTATCGGGGACGAAGCACGCCACGATGTAGCGTGGGTGCGCTGAGGCGACGTCCCATTTGACACCGTCCCAGATCCAGCTCGACCGATGGCCGCTGAAGATCTCGCCGATGACAGGGGAATCCGGGAAATTCAACACGTCTATTGCTCCGTCACGACAACCACAGCAGCCTCCTGCTGCCGCTGCATTGCGGAATAGATCGCGCGCTCTTTCGCTTGTTGCTCGTTGTCGGCCTCAGTCACGACCTCTTCGTAAATCGCGGGCGCTTGTATCGTCACCGTATAAATCGGCATCTAAATGCTCCTACGGCGTCGGGGTTGGCGGGGCAGGCGGAACTCGGCGGAGGCAACCTCGCCGTGCGGGCTGACGATGGCGTCGGGCGACATGACGCCGTAATCGACGAGGTCCTGAAAGATGACCGCCCGGTTGGTCGGGTCACCGCGCTGTCCTGCCAGGCTCTCGACGGCTGCTTTCAACGCGGCCACAACCGCGCCGACATTGCGAAACTGGCCGGTCTCATCAAATACCAGGGCGGGGATCACACTGGTGTGAGGATTGGGCGCCGGCACCCCCGGCCCGCCGCCGGCGAACTCCGAGGCCGGCGGCTTTGATAGCCTGGGTGACGGCATAGGATTAAAGGCGGTGCGGGTCCGCATCAGACGCCTCTGAGCTCAGTCATGGTCGTCCCAAGTTGGACGGAGTACACGCTCGCCATCGAGACGATCTCGATCTGGTGGTCGAAGGCGCGGAAGCCGGCGGGCAGTCGAAAGAGGTCCTGCTGTTTCGTCAGGTTGGCCTGCATAATCAGTTGGAAGTCGGGGCCGGCGTAGTAGCGCAGCACGCCCCAGACGCCGTCGGGCAGGGCGAGCGAGGGGTCGCCATTATCTAAAGGGGGAGGAGAGAACTGCCCCGTGCGGAGAATTTCCACTTCGGGGCCGAGCGTCACCTGCACGGCGCCCAGGCTTATGGGGGTGGGAGCGAAGAACCGCTTCGAGCGCCAGCGGAACCGCAGACGGGGCTGGCTCGTATCGTCCCAGCGGTAGATTTTCTTGTCGGCGCAGATATAGGTGTCGCCGTAATACTCATCGTTGAAGACGCTCACCGCGTTCTTGAAGGTCGAGAGGTCCTCGAACGCCAATCTTTGGTCAGCGTAGTCGAGGACAAATCCCGCGCCGGTTCCGTTGATCGCGAGGTACTGCGAGCGGTGCCGGGCGCAGTAGATGTCCTTGGCGTGGTAGCGTTCCTGCCACGCCTCCTTGTCGACCAATTGCAGCGTCTGGTTCGACATGCCATAGCCCGATATCTGGATCAGACCGTTTTGCGACGCGTAGTAAACCGCCAGCAGGTCGGTCACGACCGAGCCGCGCGACACGCAGGGCTCAGGGACCTGGGACTGCACGATGATGAAGTTAGACGGGGAGTTGCCAGACCCGGTCGACGGGTAGCCCGTCGTCAGAATCATCAGGTACTGCTGCCACACCGCCAGCGCGATGATGTTGTAATGGGCCGACTGATCGTAGATCGACGGCCAGGTGTGGGGTCTATCGGGTTCGCAGAAGTGGATCGTGTTGCCGGTCCAACCGACCAGCATACCGCCCGGCAGCGCGGTAAGGCCGTCGAGGTTATCCGGCGGGTTTTCCCAGCCGGCACTAGGCAGGGTCAGATTACCGACGATCGCGGTGTCGAGGGCGCTGTCAAGATAGGTGTTGGGCGGCGGGTTGCCACCGGGGCCATAGTTAAACCTCGCCACCTCGAAATACTGCGTGCCGGTGTCCTGGCCGGTGACCGTGCGGTAGAGGACGAGCTGAGTGACCGGCACATAGTTAAACCCGGAGGGGTTAGGCGGCGAGGTGGTGGGAAGGCCGGCGATGCTCCAGGTGGCGTCGGGCGGACCGTCCATCACGTTTGATGGCGGCGAGGGGCCGCTCTCCTCGCCGAAGCCATTGACCCAAGTGTAGAGGTAGGCGCGAGAAACCTTAGGCACCGTCGTCGTGCCACCCGCGACCCCGGTGATGATCGGCGCCGTCGTCGGCTGGATCGTGCCGAGGTTGTACGGCGGCACCCCCGCCTTGATTTGGTCGTAGGTCGACCACTTAGGGGGCTGGCCAGGGGTCGTCCAGTAGAGGCGGTTACTGATGTCGTTGGCCAACGGAGACCGCACGACGCTAGTGTATTTCGACGGCAGCGGTACCCAGATCGGGTCATAGCTACCGTCGGCAGCCTGCGGCCCAAGAAACAGATACGCCTTCTCGACGGGACCAGGGGTCGAGGTGAAGTCCTTGACCAGAACCGGCGCAAAGAGGCCGTGCAACTGGCCTGAGGTCAGGTCGCAATTGAGCGCCGCCTCGGCCATGTTGTCACTCAACAGGCGAGGGTCGATCAGGGGGACCATTCCCCCAAAGCCTTTGACTTCCCAGGCAGGCACTTACTTCTTCTTTCCGCCGTGGTAGTTCGGGCCCCCGGGTGCAGCACCGGCGGCGCGCGCCAGGTTGCCGATAACGCCGCCCGGCACCCCCTGGTCCTTCAGCTGCTGCGAGCGGCCGCCATACCCGAGCTTGTTGGACTTGCCCTTGTAGGAGCCGCTTTTCTTGATGCCGGACTTCACTTGATCAACCCCGGCGAGTTCGTTCCTTTGGAACGGTATGGCTTCTTCGCCAGCGCCTTCTTCATCGAGATGGGCGGGCCGGGGTTGGTCGGGCCGGGTACCGGCGCCTGCGGGTGGGCGCCGGTCGCACCCGACCCGGCGGTGTTGTTAGTCGTGTTGCTGTACGATCTCGTGGCCTTCATGGGCCTCCTCCTTTACTACCCGTAGTATCAGCTGACCGGCTGAAGCCGGGGCCGCTCGACCTCTTGCGGGTCGGCCTGCTGCGCCTGGGCCTGCTCGACGATCTTGCGGATCAGCGGCGAGACTAGCTTGAAGCGGCCATCGCCCAGCACGTCGAGGACGGCGTTCCACTCCTCGGCGGCCAGGGTTACGGCGATCTCGGTCTTGGCGTCCATCAAATCTTTCCTTCGACAGCGTTAACTAGTACACTCCGACATGACACGCCCAACTAACGTTACCGGCCAACGTTTCGGCAGACTTATCGCGCTACGGCTTGCGCCGCACAAAAGTGGCCGGCGAGGATGGCTGTGCCAATGCGATTGCGGTAAGCAGGTCATCGTATCTCCGCCGTCTAACTTGACACGAGGAAACTCTCAATCTTGCGGATGTCGTCGCCTCGACGGTCCCCGCCGGACTCACGGCAAATGCCGCACGCCTATATACGGAATATGGTGCGCTATGATTACGCGCTGCTTCAACCCCCGTAACAAAGCATGGCCTAACTACGGCGGTCGAGGCATTACAGTTTGCGAACGCTGGTTGCTGTTTGAAAATTTCTACGTCGATATGGGTGAACCACCACCAGGGCTTACGCTCGACCGCACTGATAATAATGGCCCATACAGCCCCGACAACTGCCGCTGGGCAACGAGACTCGAACAACGCGCCAACCGCCGCCCGACGAAACCATTTTACCGAAACGGCCAACTCATTACTCCTTCGTCGTCGCCACGCCCTGCTCCAGAGTCGTGACCCGCGCGTCAAGCGCCTGAATTTGCTGAAAGAGAGTCTGACCACCCGACGCAAGCTGGGTAATTCGAGCGTCGAGATCGCCGATCTGCTGGGTGTGGGCGCTAATCGACGCATCCAGCCCCTGAGTCTGCCCAAACAAAGTGTCGTCCTGCGCCGCCAGTTCTTTAGCGGCGTTCAGAAGTACGAAAACTAAATGCGTGGGTAGAATAGTCTTAAGCGGCGTAGCTGGAAAATCGACCCCGGAAAACGTATTTTCAAACACCATCTCCGGCAACACGGACTCAACATTCGACGCCATCAACCCATAACGGATCGTACCGTGAATACTGCTATCCGCAGCACGATCCGCGAAAGGGTTGGGTATCGCCGAACGGCCGTCGGCATCGGCGACGATGTAATTGTATGAAACCGGGTTGAGCTGACGTATCGCGGCGAGCCCCGCCAAGTACGGGTTTACGTTTTCTTTAACCCTATCGTCGGAGATGACCAGCCAGGACCCGGTCGCGTTGGCGGTTCCGGAACTATTGAATACCGCGTAGGTCGACAACCCAAAATTATTGCGGAAATAGTGGTCGGTCGCGTCGTGGTAATTCTGGCCCGTCGCGTACAAGGTCATGTTGTTGACCTGGGACGGGTCGTATATCTTGACGTAGTTCGACCCCAAATCGGTTAACGCAAACGGGATGCCGCGCAGTTGATACTCGACGGTGTTGATGTTGGCGCCGGCAAAGACCGTGTTCACTGCCGAGACCGAGTCAGCCGTCAAAGCCCCGGTCGCCGCGACGGTGCCGACAGCATCTATTGATAGCGTAGTCAGCGTATTTGCGTTGTTCCGAAATAAATGCTCGTCGGCCATATAGTAATTAATATTACTGCCGCCGGCACCGTACATCACGATGGAGGTTGTGCCGTCGTAATCATAGAGTGTGTGCGCGTTAGACCCACGTCCGGCAAAAGCGACGGTGCCGAGCTGGTACGACGGGGCGGTGACCGGGCCGGCCACGGTCAACAACCCGCTCGCCGCAGTGATCGACAGCGGCGTCGCGCCGCCGGGAGTGGCCGAAGTCAAATAGGCAATATCGTTATTAGCGAACCACTCCCACCAATGCGTAGTAAGAGTACGGTCGAAAAACGCAAACCCGCCAAGCGGGCCTTGGGTCTCGATCTGCCCCTGGGTAACGATATCGCCATTAACCGTGAGGTCGGACAGCGTCGTCGGACCAGTCACCGTCAGGCTGTCGGTAACAGTGAGGTCGTTGGTTACCGTCAGGTTCTCGACGGTCGTCGAGCCGCTGCCGCCGCCCCCGACGAAATCCACATGGTCGCTGTTAAAATGAAACTTAGCGTTGGCTATATCCACGACGCCAATGCTGATCCACTCCGATGGCACATAGGCGCCAGCGGTCGCCCGCGCGGCAATACATTGGCGCAGCACGGGAAGGGCTGGATCAGTGGTGTCGACCCAGTATTTGAACTGCCCGGCGCCGCCGGCGGTGCCCGAGGGCGGCACGATGCCGGGGCTGAACTCCAGGTCTTTGTCGAGGTTGTCGCCGAGCAGCCGGTCGTACTTGGTGTAGGGGTAGGTGAGGCCGGAGGTCATGGCTTTACCCCAACAACGTGAAAGCGCGGGACCCCAGCGCCCAGTAGGTGCCGGTCCACTCGAAGGTCAGGTCGTCGCCGGAAATGTTCGAGACGAACTCGGTGCCGATCGGGCCGAGCGACTCCGAACCAAAGGCGCCAATAAAGGTCACCGGGTAGAGGCTGGCGGTCTGACCCTCGTCGAAGATACTCACGACGTCGCCCATCAAAGGGCTCGGCGGCAGCGTCACGGTGATCGGCGCCGCCGTGGCGTTCTCGATGTAGACGCGACCGGAGAGGCCGAAGGGCAGGGCCGTGGTCATCGTAATGACCAGAGGGTAGGTGAAGACCGGGCTACCGTCGTCGCCGACCATCACCATGTCGGGGTTGAGCGGCCGGTCGATCACCACCAACGTGTCGACCTCGCGCTTTCGGAGAGAGACCCCGGCCTTGGCGACGAAAGAGACCGCGTAGGTCAAACCCGGGGTGCCGGCCGCCATGTCGAGTGCCACCGCCTTGCCGGCCTGGATCAGGTTGTTCCGCCAGAACACCAGCGGATAAAGATCCTCGGGGACCTCGATGGAGCTGGTCTCGTCGAGCGGGTAGTTGGCCTGCCACGGCGGCACGACCTGCGGCGGGTTCGCCTTGATCATCAAATGTTCGAGGGTAACGATGGACTCCGACGGGTCGAGCCAGCAGGTGAAGTCGATGATCAGCCGCGAGATGTCCATGTTGTCCTTGTTGCAAGGACCGAACGGCACCCCTTTGTCGTCGTCGGTGTTGACCGCGAAGTAATACTCGTGCGCCATCAGCCGACCCCCCACGCGCCGTTCTTCGGCCGGCCTGTTGCAAAATAGGGGAACGTCCACGGCGTCCCCTCGGTGACAAACATGGACTGGACGTGGGCACGAGCCTGGGCGATGCCCGTCGAGAACAACTGGGCCTGTATCCGGCCCATGCCGGCGTCCGAGTAGGGCTTACCCGGTTGCAGGTAGAGCTTCGACAAGGTGCCGGCGACAACCGTGTCGAACCACATAAACCAAAAGTCGTCGCCCAGCGGCGCGTCGATACAATTCGGACGTAGTGCAAGCACTACTTCGCCGTTCCTAGTGCTGTCCGGGATCGGCCATTGGAGGTCGCGTATCCGGCCGGGCGGCTCAAACTTGACGCGCGACAGACCTTTGAAGCCGAGAAACCTAAAAACCCGCCAGTGCGAGTCCCAGGGGTCGAAGGAGAGCGTGACCACACCGGGGTCCATCCGCCAGAACACATGCTCGCGACGGTAGGTCGACCCCATGTAGAAATTGCCGATGGCGTTCCACGCCTGAAGCACGACGTTGTCGGTCGTCACGCCAGGAAGCTGCACCTGCACGTAGTCATAGAGTGCTTCCAGGCCGTCCTTGCAGACCCACGGGTCGCACTCCGGCAACGGGATAACCGGCAAGATCGGGTCGCCGCTGTTACGGCCAGGGTTGCCCTGGTCGCCTTTGGCCCCTGTGGGGCCAACCGGACCGTCAGGGCCGACGGGGCCGACGGGGCCTTCAGGCCCCTCGGGACCGACGCCAGGACCAGGTGCGCCGGGTTGGTTTACCGCCGGCACCCACTGGCTTGAGGTCCCGTCGTTGAACCAGAGAAAAAGCTGACCCGATACGCTGTCCCACCAGCCGTCGCCGATGGCTGGTCCGGGGGGCGGAGTGTCGCCAACGGAGATAGTGCTAGCCATCGGCGCTACCCTGCATTCTTAAGCAATAGGCTGGTGAACTTGCCCACCAGCGTGATGGCGCGGCCGTTATCAGCGAAAGTGTCCTCGATCAGCTCGGAGCGGCCGACGACGTAGAACAGCAGCGGCGAATAGAACTGGTCCTCGATCGGCAGGACCGTCGCGGCGTTGCCGGGCATCGTGTAGGTCGGCACCGATTTGCGCAGGCCAAAGGTCAGCCAGGCGTCGGGGCGCTTCGACCTGATCTGCAAGAGAGCCTCGTTGACGATAGAAACGAGGTCGCTATCGGTGAAGCGCGGGCTCCCCGAGATCGGCACCGTGTCGTTGAGCAGGCTCCGGGCCTCGGCCAGGAGGGCGCCCACTGTGCGTGTCGCCAGCGTCGCCATGATGGGCGCCTCGTTACTACGAGTAGTAGGAACCGGCGGGAGCGCCGGTTCCTATAAGATAGCACCTATACTATCACGACGGCGCGACGTATGCCTCGACTAGCGCGGTGCCGTCGAGAACCTTCGAGCCGTAGACGTGCAGCCCCCGCAAGAGAGTGCCGAAGGTGATCTCGGACCGCATCGTCTCGACGTTCGAGAGCTGCGAGGCAAAGGTCAGCCCCGACGAGAGACCCCCAAAGATACGGGTATATTTGTGGGTCGTGTCGGTGCCCTTGGGCAAAAGATTGGAGCTATACAATGTAAAGCGATCAATCATGCCCATGCGGCCATTTCTCAAGAGAGAAACGCCGTCGCCCGAGATCGAGGCGTTCGACAGGTCCGACTTCTTGATCAGACCGCCGATCCACGGCGGGATGACCAGCCATCTGCCGGTTTCCGGCATGTTCTGCTCGTCCAACACCGTACCCATGTCCACTATGGTGTCGGTGATGTTGGCCGCAGTCACGATGAGCGGCGTACCGGCAACCCCGAGGTTGATCCCAATAGAGATCGCCCCGGCCGTCGCACCTTTATTGGCCGCCGCCACGCCGGCGTCAAGAGTTCCCAAGACGGCGGTATCAATAGTGATCTTCATTTGCTCCAAACAGCATACCGCTGCTCCGACTGTCGCTTCGGCCGCGAAAGCAGCCGTCGGGTCACTCAGTCTGTGCGGGTGCGAATCCATCGCTTCCCTCTGGTTCCTACAGGTTCCAGTTTTTCAGACCCGATATTACGCGGCCAAACTGTAAATAGCCGCATCGTCAGACCACATCGACAACAGCTCCATGTCGCTTTGGAGCCGCATAACGTCGTCAAGGACCAGATTAAAGTACTTGGCGTTGTCGATCGTAAGCTCTACAGTAGTACCAGACGGCCGGTCGACCGTCAGGGCCATGTCGAGAGTGTAGTCCTTGATAGTAATCGTGGGCTTGGTCCTGATCTTTACCTTATCCCCCATATTACGTATCTCGCCTTCGTACAATCGCGACTTTACGCCGCGTCCGACTGTCGCTTGCGCCGGTCGGTAATATTGCGCACACGCGCAATCCATTCTTCGACCACAGCGCCCGGGCCACTCAGTCTGTGAGGCTGCGTTTTCATATCGTCCAGGCCGGCACAAATCATGATGCCATCCCGGTAATGCCCCATCCGCGCGCACTTCAGCAGGAAATAGGCCCGGTCGGTCGTCAGATAGAGGCTCTGACCGATCCGGTCCTTTTCCATAAACGCACGCAATTTCGAGGGCGATATCGACAACCGCCATTCAACCTTGCCGTCGAACTCCGTGATGCTGCCGCCAAACTGCTTCTGCAACAGGTCGATAGCGACCCGTTTCCATGTCGCAGCACTGACAACCAAATACGCAACAGCAGAGCCGTTCGCGCTAATACTCGCCACAAAACAACCATTGCCGTCGATATACCCGGCGGTCCACTTAACCGTCGGGTGTTTCGGCATCGGCGGCGGGTTATTGCGCAACGCGTCCAGCTGCTCCCGCGCTGCGGCAAACGGCAACCCGTTGAGGGCCTCCGCTGCCTCGGCGATCCTGCGGTGTGCCACGAGGTACTTCCGCAAGAACACCAGCACGTTCACGGCACGCTGCCCGACGACGCGCCACTGCCAGCCATGATCGTCGCTGCCCGAGATCGACCCCCACGGCGTCGCCGCCGAAGGGGGCGTCAAAGAGCTGGCCACCAACTCTACGAAATCCCGCCGTTTATTGCTAAACGAGAAGGCAACGTAGCTCTTGTGGCCACGACAGGGGTCATGGATGTAGATCGAACCGTCGGCGTCAAGAAGTCCAGCAAGGTACTTAGGCGGTAAACGCTTGCCGCGGGTTCCTCTCGGTTCCCGTTTTTCAGGCCCAGTATTCGGACTACCTCCTAGAGATGATCCACGTTGGAAATGGCGGCGAGAACCGTCGCTGCGTAGCACTGCGCCTTCGGCGCATTGGACCGTCGCTTCGCCCGTAATAACAGGCGCCCCCTCACTCGGCCTCTGCTGCTGCGCGCAAGCGCTTGCATCGGGTTCCCAGCGGGGTTCCCGTTTTTCAGAGGGGGTATCAAGTCCTAGCATGAACTTGTCGATCAGTTTACCTGCGAACTAACAGATCGCGTATTTGGCCAGGGACCAAATTTCCGGTACGAACACACCGCCAGCGGCGGCGCCACTATAGGCGGGACTTGCGGCAACACCGCTATAGGGTGTGCCTTGTGCGATAGCCATGATGGCCTCCAAAGTTACGCATTGGCAATGCGTCCTTCGGCGGCCGCCGCGAGGATGTCCCGTTCGATACGGTCGGCCTCTGCCTCCCGCCCCCGGTAACGACCTCGGATTCGGCCGTCGTAGAACGCCTGGATGTCGCGGTTAGTCCAGATGCGTCGTTCCGGAGCGCCGGGTCCGGGTGTCGCGTTGGAAGCGCGGCCCGGGGCGGCAAACGAGGCCAGGTCGACCCGTCCCGCACCGTTACCGTTGGTGTAACTACCGTTCGGTATTGGCGTCTGGGGCGAATAACCGGGAACCGGTTGCCCGTAGTCGGTGTGCTCTTGGAGATACGCCTTGAAAAATCTACCGGTGCGGAGCGAGTCCCCACTGGCGTAGGCGGCCCGCAGCATGTCGAGGCGGCGGGCACCTGAAAATGGGTCGAGTTCCTGTAGCCAGGAATTAAAACCGGCGTCGGTGTCGAGCGACAGCCATCGCCCGGCCAACTCCGGGTCGCGGTCCAGCTCGGCGCGGACCCGATCCTTGACATGGTTCTCCGACTGCCGCTCCTGGTGAGCCCGCAGCTCGGCGATCTGCTGTTGTTGAGCTTGTAGGTCGCGCTGCACCTCGGCGCGCGCCCAGCGGCGTGTCGAGTCGACAAACTCCGGCCCGTAGGTCGTGTAGTCGTCCTCGGGTATCTCGACCTCGGCGGCCGGCGGGGCCGGCGCTGGAGGCGGCGGCGCCGACTGCATCGAGGCGATCAGGTTTTCGAGCTGTTGAACCTGACTGCGCAGGTGCGGAATCTCGCTGTCGTACTTGCCCTGAAGGGTGCGGTAGCGGTGCTGCCAGTCGTCCTGCGGGGGCGCAGGCGGCGGCGCCTGGCGGTCTTGTTGCTGCTGCTCCTGCGGCGAGCCGATAGGAACTATACCATCGAGTTCCGCCTGCTGCTGTGCCTGCGCCGCCTCTTGGGTGGCGTCGGCGGCCTGCTGCTCGGCCTGGAGCTGGGCCTGCAACTCATGCGCGCGGCGCGCCTGGCGGCGCACCGCCTGCGGCACGCGATAACCCGCGTCGCCGTTAGGAAGTTGCGGCGACGCCGGCGCAGCCGTCTCGGCGACAGGAGAAGGCGCCGGAGCCTGCGTCTCGGTGTTATGGGTCGCTGCGTCGGACACTATCTGGTCTTCCCATTTCCTAGCGGGTTCTCGGCCGCAGGGGTTGTCGGCGGCCGGACCGGCACGGTCGGCTTGATCGTCGCCCGCGAGGGGGCGTTGGGGCCGGCCTCCATGATCTCGAAGCACCACAGGACGTCGCGCACACCCCGGGCGTAGCCGCAATTCTCCGGGGTCGCGGTCTCGACGGCCGAGTGCATCAAGCGGCCCATCTGCTCGGACAGCGCGCCCATCAGGACGCGCCAGTCCTCGGTGTGCTTGAGGCGCTGCGCGGCGTCGAACGCCTGGGAACCAAGGCTCAAGCTCATCGCGGCAGACTCGCTGGCTGTTGCAACGATTTGTGGAAGTCGAGGACGTGCTTCAGGTCGAGGACCGCCTCGTGAAGCCGATCCGAGCTACGCCCAAACCGCATGTCCTCCAGCTTGAGGAGCAACCGCTCCAGCTCGGCCCGCAGCGGCATCATAGGCTAATCAACCCGCTGGCCTTGGGCTTGCCGTAAGCCTCAAAGGCGTGCGCCATCTGCTGCTCGGGGCCGCCGATCCCCTTGGTGATGCCGGCGGCGCGCTGCCCGGTGTAGTTGCCCATGTTCTGCATCGAGCGCGATTTGCCGATGGGGTCGGGAAAACCCTTGGCGGGGCTGCCAGCCATATTTCCACCGAGAAGGTGCGGCGGCAGGGCCGGCCCAACCGGCGGCGCAGGCGGTTGGCTGCGAGCCATCACTCGTTCTCGTCGGTGTCGCCGACGCCGCCGACATAAAGCTCGGTCGCCGGCACGTTGCGCGGGTTGAGGCGCCCGGCGTCGGTCGAGACCGCCTTGCCCTTGGGGTAGCGGTTGGGGGACGCGGTCGGGCCGCCGGGGTTGGAGGTGCCGCCGCCTTCGATCTTGTTGGTCTGTGCTTTCACTGTGCCGTCTCCGTATTGGTCGCCTTGAAAAGCGTCGCCGGCCGAGGTCTTTTCGTAGGTGCCGTTCATCTGAATCTCCTTCAGGGTCCGGGTAACGCCGGCCCGACGGTGTTAACCGGCGGCGCGAGGTCGGACAGGGACGCAGGCCCCGGCATCGGCGCCTGCGAACCTTGGGCGGCCGCCGCCGGACCAGCGCCGGGCGGCGCCATGAGGTTGCTACCGGTAGTAGGGGTGCCGACGCCGGAGCCGCCGGCGCCGTTGGCTTTCATCGCGACCGCTGCCGCCTTCAACTGCATCTCGGCTTGCTGCTGCTGAAGGTTGTGCTGGATCATCGCGGTCTGGGCGGCTTTCTCGGCCTGGACCTGTTGCTGAATCTGCTCGTCGTCGGGCACCACGTCGTCGGGCAGCCCGAGGTCGCCGGCGAGGGCGCGAAGCACCCGGCCGCGACCGACGTCGCCGACGATCTTGGCGTCGAGCGGGTTCGCCGTGATCTGCAAGAACTGAAGGCGTTTCTGCTGCTCGGTTTCTTTTTGGAGAGCGACCACGACGCCATTGACCTGGATCTGTTCGGACCCCGACAACAGCCCGGTCTCGTCGGTCAGCATCACCATGTCGTAGAGGCTTTCCAGGACGCCTCGAATGACGTCTTCGTCGATGTTGGCGGCGACGGTTTGCAATACCTTCTGGGCGTTGCCCATCAACATGCTAAGACCGGACGCAGTACGTCCCGCACCACCCTTGAGGGACTCGCCCGTGGTGTAGCGCGGGATCGCGCTGATATCGTCGGCCAGCGAGCTGATCGACCCGTAGATCGTCATCAGCTCCTGGGCATTGGAATTGGGCTGGAAGAACTCAACCGGCTTGCGGTTGGTATTGCCGCCCATCGGGTCCGAGAAGACCTTCCAGCGCTTCCAGGGGTAAAGGGAATCCTCGTTGGTCGTCGGGTCCAACAGCTCGGTGTTGATCACCACCTGCGGCCCGGACGCCATACTCAAATTATTCACGAGGGCGCGCAGCGTCGCGTTGGCGACCTCCTGGAGGTCTTCGAGGATATCCGGGAGGCCGTGCCCGGCGATTGTCCCCGGCACCTTCTCGAAGCTGCTGACGTAGTAAGGATGCCGTTGGCGCGGGCTAGGGGAAATCTGGGTCTTGATCGTGTACCGGCCCACCACCCAGCTCTCGACCATGTATTCCCGATCGAGATCGGGTATCTGACTGCGGTCGATGCCGTTTTCGAGAAGCATCTGGCCTTGCATCAGGCCGTGATACTCGACCGCATCTATAAGGTGGGAGGTGTTGAGGCTGGGGGACTCGCGGGCTTGCAGAAGCGCCTGCTCGACATCGGGGCTATCCATCCAATCCCGCAGCCCGGCGGCGTAGTCGGTGAGGGCGCCGCGAACCGCCTCCTGGTCGTAACCGGGGAGGTCCATGACGGAGACCAGGTCGTTGCGGGTGAGGTGCTGGCGCTCGATACACTCGGCGTTGGTGATCTCCTGCGCACCTGGGTCCCAGTAAAAGTCCTGCGGCGCGACGCGCTCCCAGCACATCTGCGGGACAGTCTGGAGGGATGGGCGCCGCTGGTTCCACACCAGCTTCGGCACCATGCGGACCACCGGGCCCTTGATGACCGCATAGGGAAACAGCGGCAAGTCGACGAGAAAGCGCGCCAGCGCCGAATAAAACCCACCCTCGCGCAGGATCTCGTCCATGCGGTCGGCGGCGGCGTCGGCCTGGATGGTGGCGGTGCGCTTGGCCGCCTGCTGCGCCATGTGCATCATCGCGACGTAGCGGGTGTGAACCTGCTCAGGGTCCGGCTGCTGGCCCTGGGCGGCGCTCTGCGCCGCCTGCGCCGCGACCATCTGGGCGATCGTCGCCGCGACTTGTGCGGGGACCGGCGGGTCCTGCTCGGGGTCGACGGTCCAGGGCCGGTCGGCGCCGAGGTAGACGTCTCTCAGAAGGGACGTGGCGCCCCGGCATTTCACCGCGACCAGGCGCGAGTAAACGATACTGCCGCCGAACTTCTCGATCTCGCGCAGTTTGCCCGGGTCGTACTGGCCCTCGAACATCCTTTGCGCCCGAAGGAGTCTGTCGTTGATCGCGTTCGAGCCGCTGTTGCGGTGATTCTGAAAGCCGTACCAGCGGTTCCGGATGTAGTTGCCCAAGTCGTCGGCGCGAGGGCGGGCTTGTGCGTTCTGGGTCTGGGCGAGCCGATCGCGCTCTTGGGCATCGAGCTGGGCGGGGCTGACGACACGCAGAAAGCCCGGCGCCCGCCGCCCGCTCGTCGGCGGCGAACTTGAAGTCTGACCCGGGATCGCAGCGGGCAACGGCGCGCCTCTGTGAAGTCACTATAATATAGCTCCTATAAATCTAACCAATCGGGGTATGATCCGCAACACCTAGTATTTGAGCTAATGACGGGGCCTTATATATGGCACGCGGACGTGACCAAGACCGAGGGCAAGACATCGGCGGTCACGACGACCGCGACACACTCGACCCCAACCCGGCGCTCGACGACGCGCTGATCCTAAGACTGCAATACGACCTCGCCGCCAAGATCCATCCGCCCGAGACGATCGCGGCGAGATATGGGTTTATCGGGGTGAAGGGGCTGCGGCGCTACCTGGCCCACCACCCGCAGGTGGTGGCGAACATCAAAAAAGCCCGGGCGGCGATCGAGAGCGACGAGGGGTCGGAGGGGCGGGTAAGACTGAAGGCCCTACAAGCTACTGAAGTTTTGATTGCGCCGACCGCGCTGATCGCAATGGACCCTCGTGTGGCGCCCCAGCAACGGATAGACGCCTTCAAGCAGCTTAGCCGGGTCGCGGCGGTCGACGGGTCCGGGGCGGCGGCAGCCGCTGCCAAAGCAGGCAGCGGCGCGGCGTTCACCCTGAACATCCTGTTTCGCGAGAATCCCGAGAAGCTGAGCTTCGTCGCCGACCCCGCGACGGATGGCGGGCCGCCGATGCCAACAGGGACTGGGGTTACTACCAGTAGTACGAGCACAGGCTGGGCCGACAGCAGCGGCGCCTTCGGCCTGGTCGACGTCGAAGACGTCGACGACGAGGTATAGGCGTGGACTACCTGCCGCCGCCGACCGTCGAACGCTTTATGCACGACCCGGCCCGCATCCGCGTCTTAGTTGGCCCACTTGGATCTGGGAAGACGATGGGATGCATAATGGAGTTGATGAGGTGGGCGTGCAGCCAACCGGCCCATAATGGTGTCCGGTATACTCGGTTTGCCCTGATCCGTAATACTCTACAACAACTGCGCCAGACGGTATTGTCAGATACCATGTCGTACCTGGCGGGTATGGCACACTACTACACAACCGACTCGACCATCCAGTTTCGACTGACGCTACCAGACGGTACCCGATTACACTCGGACTGGATGCTGTTGCCATTGGACTCGAAGGAGGACGTGAGGCGGTTGCTCAGCTTGCAGCTGACGGGCGCGTGGATCAACGAAATCCGCGAAGTACCCTTCGACATCATGCGGCCGCTACTGGGAAGATGCGGAAGATATCCTTCCAAGGCGCTTGGCGGCGCGGCACGACGAGGAATTATAGCAGACACCAACCCCTGGGACACCGATTCACCTTATCACGATCGGACCGTATTAAACCCGCACCCGGCGTGGAAGCTGTTCCAGCAGCCGTCCGGGTTGTCGGCGGAAGCCGAGAATGTCGAGAACCTTCCCGAAGGCTATTACGACGAACTCATGAGCGATAAAGACCCGGATTGGTGCTCGGTCCATGTCGAAGCGCAGTGGGGGGTTTCCAACGCCGGCCAGGCGGTATTCAGAAGGACGTTTCATGCCCCGACCCATGTGAAAGATATGGGCGTAGTCGTAAACCCGATGCGGCCGGTGATGGTCGGGATGGACTTTGGAAGAACACCATGCGCGGTCATCGGCCAGCACGACAATTATGGCAGAGCCATAATTATGAAAGAAATCGTGACGGAGAGCATGGGGCTCATCCAGATGGTCGAGGAACATCTGAAGCCTGTTTTATTGGCCCCGCCCTTTGCCGGCCGGCGAGTATTTATCGTCGGCGACCCGGCGGGCGCCGCCAAGTCGCAGCTCTCGGAAGAAACCAATTTTGATATTTTGAAAGAACAGGGGTTTATGGCGTACCCCGCCTCGACCAACGCGATCGAACCAAGGTTGCTCGCCGTCGACAGATTGTTAAGACAGACTTTAATGGGCGAGCCGGCGTTGCAGATATCGAGGGTAGGTTGCCCGACCCTGATTCAGGCGATGGGCAACAAATACAGATACCGAAGGAAGCGCGACGGTCAGATAGAAGACCTTCCGGAAAAACTACATCCCTGGAGCGATATCGTCGACAGCCTGCAATACTTTTGTTTAGGGACAAGCATGAACCTGACCGGCCGCGCGCTGATGCGCGAGCGCAGGTACGCCCAGCGCCCGATGGCTCAAGAGCACGTCAGCGCCGCCGGCTGGACGTGAGGGGGTGGACGGGCCCCTGATAGCTGCGGCCCTCGCCATGGTGCTGTTGCACCGGGCCGACGGCGGCGAGGTATCTATCGTCGTCCCCCACGTCACCGGGCTGCACGCACCCGCGCCGCCGCCCAACACCCACAAGCTGTCGCCCGCCACGGCCCACTGCGTCTTGTGGCTGGCCGACGGCCGGCTGCTGTCGGTGATCGAGCCGTGCGACGTCGTCAGGCGTCTACTCGACGAGGCAGGGCGTTAGATTTTAGGCTGCGACCTTTTTACGAGACCTTCTCTTTTTGACGGGTACCTCGCAGCCTATGCTGGAGTTGAGGGCCGGTTCCGCGACGGGTACGAAAGCGCCTTCGGGGTTGCCGGGGTTGCCAGGGTTGTTTGACGAGGGGTTATTTTTCTTGCGTGGCGCAGAGGGCGTCGCCTTGGCCGTCTCGACCGTCGTTGCCGTCGCCTCGGCGGCGATCGCATTATTTACTATCTTACATATCTCGTCGCTAGGGATCGCGAAGCGCTGCCGCACGGTCGAGTGCAGTCTGCCGCCTATATTACCTCGCACTGTCTGGTACGCGATGGATATGTCACCTGTACCCTGGCGGTACGACAGTGTCACGTCGACACACGGCACACTGACACCAAGATGCTCGGCGATCTGTTTGCGGTCGGGGACCGGTATGGGAGGTGACGACTGCCACATCAGGACAAACAGGACCAACACCCGAGCGGTCTGGTCCGGCAGTCGCTGGGACTGCGACCTCTCGCGCAGCACGTTAGCCAACCGCTCAACGGCGTATTCCGAGATGGTTGGTAGATTAACCTTGGGAGGTGGCGGGCGCTTCGGCCCTCTGCGGGCAGCCATCTGTAAATTCTCCGAGTTAGCCCATGACCAGGACCCGACTTCGTTAGCCCTAAATCCGCGTCGCGTCAGAATCTAGTGGCTATTATATGGAGACTATATTTTCCTATTTTGTGGCAGTTTAGCGACGGTTTGCCTAGAGAAGTTGTATTTTTAAAGGCGTTAGCAATTATACCTCCTATATCCCGATGGCGGGGGGTATAACACAAGATGCAGGTTATAGGTTCTATAACAATGGTTAATAGCTTGCGTTTTTAGGGTGCGGCGGGGCGCCGCAGGGGGTTTAGCCTAGATTAAAACCATTATCAAATAGCTTCGGTTCCCGCGCGAACGGCGCGGGCGCCGAAACCTATAGGTTAGGCGGCGTACCACGTCTCAAGCTGGCACTCGCGGTCCCGAATCAGGCCGGCCGGCTCGATTGGCAGGGTGAGGATCGCAGCGGTCGCGCCGGGACCGTGGAACCGCGACCCCGACTGGATCAGGACCCGACCGTCGACGTTCCGGCGAATCGCGGGGCGGGGGTTGCCGCCGAACAGAAACAGCGAATCGGGCGGCACGGTATAGTAGCCGCCACTGAACTCACGAAAACTCCGGCGGGTCGCGACGGTCCAAACACTCATCGCCGCCGCAAAGCGCGCGCATACCGGGTCCAGCACGAGGTGACATTTCACCGCCGTACCGTCCGGCCCGATGACGTCCAGACGCGGTTCCGTCAGCTCGACCCAGTCGTCTCGGCCGGCGGCGTGCATCAGCGCGCCGACGGGTGAGCAACCGGGACAGGCGGCCGGGTAATGAAATGTCGTCACACCGGTGACGGCGGGGTAGTCCAACAGGGGGTGACGGATGGTCGGCCGCCAGCTCGACCCGAGCAGCTGCCCGAGGTGAATAACACAAGTGACACCAGCGCGGGCGAGGTACTGGTAAAAGCTGGCGAGGGCGCCGGGGCGGGCGGCGGCGCCACCGAGCACGGTCGAGGCGACGATCGCGACCTTGAGCAGGCCGTCTACCGTGTGAAGCACCATTTTCGCGACCTCCCGATGCTCGATAACGTTTATGTTTTGTTCATATAGAATCGTGTCGGGCATCGTAGGGCACCTCGCGGCGAGCGATGCGGATTCTACCGGCATGGCTCGTATTTGTTTTCGCGTGTGTGTCGGAAAGCAATCAGGTAACCGACCCCCTGTGGCTCTCGCGCTACAGTCAATCGCGTCGTTAGCGGGCAGGGCGGCGGCGGGAATTAGTCGTCGGAGACGGTTTCGGGTAGGGGTATGCCCGACTCGACGGTTGACCCCCTGTTTTTGGCCTTGCACCCCACCTCTACGGGCACGCAGGCGTTCCCGCCCTGCCTCGACCTTGGCGTACAGGATGCGGCGTAGCGGGACCGTCGCGGTTTCCTCGTAAGTCCACAGCGCCGCCTAGTGGAAAGATTTCCAGATCAGGTGCCCCGCTATCCCGATCTGCTCGACCGGCATCGTGGCGTCAGGAACGCCCGCCGCAACCAAAACACGAGCTAGTTCGTTCGACGCACCCATGCGGGAGCGGCCCTGAATAGGTCACGCCGTCGATTGTCGTCTCGGCCGTGTAGAAGCAGGATTTTTCCGGCGTCCGAGTATTCTCCTCGGGCCACATGCGGACGGTGATCATGGGGGGCCTTCCGTGGATGTACGGTACTGTACCCACGCCGTCGCGCCGAGTCGAGGGTATAGGAACGATATTCTCACGCCGTCGCGCCGCCACCTACCCCCGCCGTGACGCCGTCACGCAGAGATGCCGTGACGCCGTCACGCAGAGATGCCGTGACGCAGAGGTGTCGTATTTAGGTTTGGATTTTGGTGTTCTCGTCCTGGCACTTTAGGGGCGCGGGGGGGTGGTGGCCACCCCCCTTGGACAGCTACCCCCGGGGGGTGGGGGCGCCCCCGTCTGCGCGGTGACAGTTGCTACACGTAGTAACAAATCGAGGGTATTACTGAGACATTAAAACGAGCGAGCATTAGTGAGCGTTTGTGCTCGTAACTCGGACCGGATAACCAATCATGACAACCAAGATCCTCAAGAACGAAACCGCCGCCGCCGCTACCGACGCGCAGGAAGCCGCGCGCATCGCCGCACAGGCCGCGATCACGAAGGCGATTACAGACCAGGTGAAGGCAATCACGTCCGCCGCGACGGCGCGTGACGATGCTTTCAGCGCGTACGAAGGCAAGGTGAAGGAAGCGAGCGGCGCGCGCGAGTTGGCAATGCTCGCGTTGTCGAAAGCCGCAACCAAAGGCGATTGGTCCGAAGATCAAATCAAACTCGGTCTCGATAGCGCGATTGTCGCGGCGTTTGGCAACCGCCACACCGAAACCGCCGCGAACACCTTGCGCTCGGAATTGCGCCAAGCAATGAACCCGGCTTGCCGCGCGCAAGTCCCGCACATTATCGCGACGGCGGCGGCGGCATGGGACGCCGAGACGAAGGCGATTGAGGCGGACAAGTCCGCCGCAACGCCGCTCCGTGACGAGTACAAGCGCCGTCACCACATGATCGTGAAACACGTTCGCCTCGCAATCCCAGAGACGAAGACCGTCGGGCGCGGTGACGCGAAGCGCACCGAGACAACGCCAGCGATCACGTTCAAGTCCGCCGCCGACGTGGTGAAACACGTTGCGAAGGCTGCGGCCGCGAAGCCCGTCAAGTCCGCGAGTGACATTGCGGCTGAGAAGGTAGACGCGATCATCGCGAGCGTTAAGGCACTCGCTGACGAGTACAAGGCAACCGAGACCTTCGCGCCGATCGTGTCGGCGCTGGCTAAGGTGAAGGCGGCGGAATTGGTGAAGGAACCCGCCGCGCGCGTATCGGTGCAAGAGAACGCGATCACTGTTGCGCCGCCAGCCGCAAGCGAACCAATCGACGCGGCGGCGGAGCTTGACGACGTTCTGGCTCTCGCGACGCAGGCCGCAATCACTGCCGTGAAGGCCGCAATGGCTGCAAAGTAGCAGCCGCTACCTACAAGCCCCCGCCGGGAAACCGGCGGGGGCTTTTCTTTGCCCGAATGCCGGACCGCGACAGAGCCGCTACAAAGGCCGCCAAGCGGCCTGTTTGCTTTTTGGCTGGGGTAGTACCGCCCGACGCTTTTACCCTATCTGGTGACTCTCACAACGCGGCGCATGGCATGCTGGTGTCGCTGGTGTCGCTGGTGTCGCTGGTGTCGTTTGTCTCGATTGGATCTAGACCAACGGAAGTGACAGTACCATAAGCCGATTTACTACCCAAACGAGACGCGGAAAGTGTCTCACTGTCACTGCCTCGCTACGGTATACCCAAACGGACGCAATCGTCGGATTGACGCCGGATTTCGCCGGATTGGAGCGTGTATCAGCAAAATCAATAGGTTAGCATTCTAGTTGCGAGCCGTTCGCACAGTTTACAAAAAGACACATAAGCCTTAATCGTGCCTTATTCGTCGGATTGTCGCGCAAAACCAATGCCGTAGCTAAACTTACTACTTGTAGTAATAGCGCAGCAGCTTAGTTTTAAGCCATCCAGCCGCTTTCCCGATGGGGTTCTGAGCCGGAGGCGGGGAATTAGAGGGTTCAGAAAACGGCGAAAGCATTCTAAAGTCTACATATTATTATTATATATTATATTATCTTATTATTATATTTATATTATCCCTATTAACCGTCTGTTTTTAGGACAAGGGCCTTGTGCGAGCGAGGCAAAATCGAGTTCGAGTTCGTCGGGGGTGCGTAAATACACCCCCCTCCTCTGGAAAACGGAGGGATAATTAGAATAATTATTTTCATCGTTGCATATCAACAGCTTGGCGCCACGGCGCGACGAGGCAAATAACCCTCCGGACCCGGTATCATCCTCATTTTTCCTAAATACGCAGTCGAATATCCTATTTGCCAAATAGAAGTCCGCAGAAATCTACATTCGTGCGTGGCGCACGTGCGCCACGCACGAATGCTAAATAGAAGACCGGGCAGTCTGCGTTCGTGCGCCACGCACGTGCGCCACGCACGATTGCTAATCGGCAAACCATTGTGGTAGGTCGTATCGTGCGCCACGCACGATCACCTAATAACCGAGGTCGTGAGAATGACCGCAGTCGAGTTTTGCGCCGCCCTCGACCGTCTAAACTTCTCGCGCCGCGAGCTGGCGATTAATCTCGGCGTCGCCGACTCGACGGTCAATCGTTGGGCGCGCGGCGAGCTGCCGGTACCCCAATACGTCGTCTATGTACTGCTGCTTTTGCAGACAATCAACAACCTAACAGATGACGTAAGCCAATGTTAGCAAATACTTAGGGACGGTCGGGAACAACAAGATTGTTTAATTTAGTATTATATTTTACTTGACATTTAATAATATATGTGCTATAATGCAAATAAAAACAAAACGGCCCGGTCGGCGCCCTGGCAGCCTCGTCGTGGCGAGGCGACCAGGCACCGGCACTGCCACAAGTTGTTTCTGTCACCACCACATTGTCGGCGTTACTACACGTAGTACGAGCTTAGCGAGTGGTAGTAACCCCGGCACGGGTCGAGAATATAGGGGCTATCGGATGCGAGCAGCAGAGTTACTGCTGTATCTGCCCTGACGAGGCGACGGCGCCCCGGCACCGCCGGGAGTTACTACCAGTAGTACCTTAACCAATGCCGGTCGGGATCAACCCGGCCGGCCCCACTCGGGAAGGAGCTTAAACATGACCGTTATTCGTAACGCCTTCTACGCTTTGCTCATGGCCGTCGCGTCGGTCATAAGCGTGATTGTCTTCGGCGCCCTGGCGAGGGCGCTGTTCTAGTGATTATCAACGCGACCGACGGCAGCCACCGCGCGGTCCTTATCCCCCTCGCCAATGGCGAGGGCGTCGAGGTCGAGCTGTGGCAGACGGCGCCCGCCTGCCTTCTCGGTAGGTGGGTGCTGTCGTGCCCGTTTCACGTCGCGCTCGACGCGGTGCATGCCCACGTCGCGCCCCTAAAGCAGACCGACGGCGGCGCCGTGACTGGCACGTCGCTGCGCCACCGCGAGAAAACCACTGACCTTACCTACGACGCCGACCTGGGTCGGGTTGTCGAGACAAGGAGAAAATAATGGATACTACACGTAGTAACCCGCCGCGCGACATGGCGGCCGCCATCGACGCCCACCTGCGCCGTCACAAAGAGAAGAACGCGGGTCGAGGTAGGTGGGAGTACATGACGTGCTCGCGGTGCGACGACGGGCGGCGCCCCGACAAGTGCCCGGTCGCCGTGCGCCCCGGCTTGCTGGCCCTCGGCGTGTGCGAGTATCCGCGCGCCGTCAACGATTGATCCCGTAACAACTGCCTGACCAGATCGTCGATTTGGTCAATGTAACAACGAGAGTGCGCCGAGGTCCAAAGCTGGACTCTCGGCGCCTATTACCAGTAGTAAAAATATAAGACCTATAACTCAAGGATGGAACCAATGTTCGGACAACCGCGAAAGCCCACCTGCGTCCACGGCCACGACACGACCGCATGCGGTCGGAACCCACTGACCCGACGATGCAACGCTTGCATAAAGCAAGCGAACGACATTTACCGAGAGGTAAATCGCGAGGCGATCCGCGAAGCGCAGCGCCTCGACCGCGAGACCTATCGGGCTATTCTAGGACGGTCGAGAAAGTAGGAGGTACGATGGCACTACAACTGGGCGCCTTGCGCGACGCGCTGATCGCCGCCGGAGCGCCGCCTGACAAGGCGGACAAGGCGGCCGAGGAAGGCGCGGTCTACGAGAACCGCATAGCCGGGATCGAGACCCGCCTTACCGTCCTGACGTGGATGGTCGCGCTACTACTGGCCGGCGTCGCGAGCCTCGTTCTCAAAGCCTATACGTGAGTAGGCCCCGCCTCACGGCGGGCCACCAGCGCTCGCCGGCTCGTACTACGTGCAGTAAAAATATAGCAACTATCTCTAACTCGGAGAAGCCTGATGTCAGCTTTTGTCGTAGATACCGACTGCATGGACCGCGTGGTGCGCGGCTTCGAGATACAATCCTCCGGCAACTGCACCCGGTTAGGCCGCGATCTATTCAAGCTCAACATCGAGGCGGTGCGGCAGCGCTACGGCGATCCCGTCGACGAGATGCTGCCCGACGGCTGGACGCCTTCGGATTACGTCTACGTCGAGCCGCCGGCGGTACCCGGCGTCCCCTCGGACGTCGACAGCCTCAAGGCCATGCACTGCCTTATCTACCAGTGCAGCGAGGGCGACGTGCCCGAGCAGTCTCTCTACCAGATACTGGTCGAGATATCGCAGGCGCTGGAGCGGCGCGTGCTCGACCACCACAAGGTCGAGGACATCCACGATCTGCCCGAGTACCAGCGGGCGGCGTGGTGACGTACTACCCGTAGTAACAACAATTTAACTCGGAGAAATAGATCATGTCTCACGCTACCTATGCCTTCCTGATCGACCTCGACCCGACCGACCTCAGTGACCAGGAGATCATCAACCAGGCGACGTCCGAAATGTCGACCTGGGCCGAGCGGCATTGCGACGAGAACAACTGGTACCAGGAGGAAGCCGTCGTGCTGGCCGACGGCAGGGCTTTATCTATGGCGACCCCCGGCGACTACCGGGGCCGCGACTGGCTGGGCAACGAGTTCATCGGGATGCCGCAGGAGACGCGCTGGGAGCGGGCGCGCCTGTTCGCGATGCAGTGCGTCGCGACCGACTTCGAGCTGGGCGGCAGACCGTCGATCGGTCTGCCTCTCGGCGAGCCGGCGCCCGACCCGGAATATTGGTCGAGCTTCGAGCAGCTGCGCGACCGGATTATCGAGGAAGTCCCGCCTCGCCTGGCCGCGCTATGGGCCAAGGGGTCGCTATTGCACACCGGCGGTGCCGGCGGGTTTTCCTTGGACAACTACGTCAGGACCAAGTGGTCGCGGCAGTTTTCCATGTTCACCAGCAGTATGGACTACGGTCGCGACTGTGCGCCTTTTTGTGGGCATGGGACGCCTTACGACTATCGCGCTTTCGACCTGACCAACGAGGGCGACGACTACCCGAGGGCGATCCTGTTCGTAGACATTCACACGTGAGACGGCCGATGCCCCGATACGCCGTCCGGCTGCGCCACACTCTCCTTGAGGTCGCGACCGTCTACGTCGACACCGATAGCGCCGAGAGAGCCGCGACGCTGGCCCTGATCGACGCCGAGCAAAACGGCGCCGACTGGATGTTTGTCGAAATTCTTGACGAAGCCCGCGTCATCGCGGTCGACAAAACGAGCCGACGTAAGTGAAGCGCCCGACCCCCTGGTACGTCGGCCTCGGCCTAGTCGCGTGGCCGGCGCTCCTGTTATACGCCGTGGCTCTCAGCTGGTATCTCGCCGAGGCCACGGCGCCAGCCCAACCGCATCCGCAGGAGGTCAAAAATATAGGAACCATACGGTAGACCAACTAACCTCAAGACGTTAAAACTTATGGATGGAGCTTCTGACATGACCACCACACCTCTTGACCCCGTGCGCGAGGCACGGGTGCGCCGCATGGTGCCCGACCCGTCTACCGAGAAGCAAGCCTACGCCTTTGCTACCGTCGACGACCTGATCGCCGCCGGCTGGGCGGTAGATTGAAATACTACTCGTAGTAAAAAATCATAACCTACGGATGGAACAAATGGACCTCGTTAGAGCAAAAGACTACCTCCTGCGTACCCACCTCGCGGCGCTGGATCGTGGGGAACGCGCGAACGCTTATTGTCTGGCGTCTTCGCCGGGCGTCGGCAAGACCGAGGCGCAGGGCCAGTACGTCGAGACGCTGGCGCTCGCCTTGAACAAACCCGTCGCGATGATCGTGTTCATGCTGGCCACGGTCACGTCGCCGGACATTCGCGGGTTCATGATACCAACAAAAAGTCCAACCGGCGGCGCGCCGCTGACCGTGTTCAGTATGCCGCCATGGATGCCGCGCCCCGACGGCACCAACGTCTCCGTCTGTGTTCCCACAGGGAACACGGACGACCCGGTCGAGTGGCACGACGTCGGCCAATGGGACGGGCCCCTGCCGGAGGTCGGGGTTCTCGTGCTCGACGAGTGGGGCCAGGCCGAGGAGGACGTCAAGAAGCCCGCCGCCGAGCTGCAACTCAACGGTCGGTGCGGCGACTGGAGCCTGCCTCGCGACTATCGCGTCGTGAGTTGTACGAACCGCGTGACCGACCGCTCGGGCGTCCTGCGGGAGATGATGTTCATCGTCAACCGCAGAGGTCTCCTCAATATCGACGCCCGGCTCGACCCCTGGCTCCAGTGGGTCGAGACGCAGCGCGACCAGTACAGGCCGCACTACCTCACCGTGTCGTTTGCCAGAGCCCACCCAGGGGTCGTGTTCAGGGACACCGTCCCTGACGGCTCCGACCAGTTCTGCACCCCGAGGTCGCTCGTCCTGATGGACAAGGACCTTCGAGGTATCAGGACGCCGGCCCAGGTCAAGGCCGGGGAACTGTTGGACCTGGACGACCCGATCGCCCACGAGTGCGTCGCGTCCTGGATCGGCCCCGGCGCCGCCGGGCAGTACCTGGCGCACCTCAAGTTTGCGGACCAGCTGCCCGACCCCGAGGACATCATCGCCAACCCCCTGACGGCGAAATTACCTCCCCGTCAGGACGGCCAGATGGTGTGTGCCTTCAAGCTGGTCGAGCACATCGACGAGGACAACGCCGGGCCGTTCCTGACGTACATCGCCCGGATGCACCAGGACATGGGGGTGCTCGCGGTCACCACCATCAACCGCGATCCGCGTCGCGCCAAGTTCGTGTACCCGCTGCCCGAGTACCGCGAGTACCAGCGCAAAAACAAGGGCGTCTTGTTGGCGGCCAATAGTTAAAGGAAAGGGAAAGGTAATTCGATGGACGACATGCTGGCGATCTTCGCCTGGACCGAGGTCGACCCGGACAGCGGCGAGGGGGTCATCACGACGATGATGCCTGCCCTCGATAACCGTTTGTGCAACTTGCAGAGCCGCAAGCTGGAGGTCGCGCAGCAGCTACGCCCCCTGGCGGAGGCGCACCATCGCGCCACCGGCCATCGGGTACGGCTGGTGCGCTTCCTGCGCGACGACGTGTTGGAAGACCTACCGGGCATCTGACCGAAATCGGCGGGGGTTACTACGCGTCGTAACCCCCGCCACCTATAAAATATAGGAGCTATCATGAACGACATGACCATTGCCGTCACCCCCGACACCGCCTTGCACGACCTCGGCAAGGCGTTGCAGGAGGCGGCGCTTCTGGCCCACGTCAAGATTTCCGTGTGGGACGGCATGAAATCCGACAAGGCGGTCCTCGAAGAAGTGAAGCAGCGCCACGGCGCGCGGGGCGACGTCGGCAAGATGATCAAAAACCTCTTGGCGGGCGCCGACGGCCCCCTCAAGAACCTCCGGTCGGCTTACGCCGCGGTGCGTACGCGGCATTACGAGCTGACCTTGCCCTGGGTCTCGGACCTCGCGGCCGAGCGCAAGACCGGGCCGAGATTACTGCCGCACCCGCTCTTTCAGCGGTACCTGACCGAGCTGGGCACCTTGAAGCGCGCCGCCTACGACGCCTTGGAGGACTTCCTGCCGAGGTATCCCGACCTCGTGTCGACGGCCCGCCAGAACCTCGGCGGCATGGCCGACAAGGACTATCCCACCGCCGATGACATCCGCTCGCGGTTCCGCATCTATCAGGACTTCGAGCCGATCCCCGACGGCCAGGGTTTTCGGGGCCTGCCGGAGAACATGCTGGACCGGCTCAGTAAGCACCTCAACGACCGGCAGGAACGCCAGCGCCAGGCCGCGAGCGACGCGATGTGGCAGGAGGCCAAGGACCGCATCGGTCATCTGGTCGAGCGACTGGCGACCGAGGACGCCAAATTCAAGGAAGCCTCGGTGCGCGCCGTGAGAGAACTGGTAACTCTGTTACCAGGGTGGAACATCAACGGCGACGGCCGCGTCGCGGAGATCGCCGCCGACATCGAGGTAATGTTGGAAGGCGTCGAGGCGGCGGATCTGCGCAAAGATGCGCAGATGCGATCCAACACGGCGGACGAGGCCAAGCGGATCGCGGCCAAAATGTCCAAATGGGGGTTGTGATGGAACCGAGCGCCGAAGCACTGGAGGCGGCACGTGAACTTGAAGGCTGCGATTTCAGTTCAGCATTCAAATGCTACGCATGGTTTATGCGCAGCACTGCTGGGTATTCCTGCCCGAGTCACCCGGTCGATGGAGGTCGCCCATGAACGGCGCCCTCGCGGATGTGGGCGCTACGATCAGCGACCACATGGACAACATTCTTCGCCTGTTCAAACCGGGCGCAAAGATAGCGGTCGTCGTGCGCCATCCCGGCTTTCCGGAGCGAGATCTGGTGATGACCAACGACGCGATCGCCGAGGTTATTGCCTGCCTGGAGAGACGCGCCGCCAGCGAGGCGCGGCGATGACCGGCGCTTGAGCACCACCCCGTCGCCGGGGCACATCTTGGCGACCGCCACCTTCGCCTCAGCATCCCGAAAGACGATGCCGACGATGACGGTGGGGATCATGAGACGCCCTAGCCCTCGACCGCTACCGGACGGCGGGAGTTGAGGTGGAACGGAAGCGTATTGCCCAACGTGTCGGCGAGCTAAGAGTTTTACGCTTACAGATCGGTAACGATCCGGTCGAGGGCGCCAACACTATCATTCAAGACTTGGCCCATAATATCGCAACAAATTGGGCTGATTATGAGGAATATGAGCCATGATCGCACCCGACCACGAGCCGCCGCCGATGGTGCCGAGCGCCCGTAACCGTGTCCTGGTCGCGGGATGCTTCACGCTGCCAGGATACCACTATGAGGTTTGCCGCGCCGCTGAGGCCGTGAAGCTGATTGAACAATCCTATCGCGACGGATGGAACGCCGCCCTCGCTTCGCAACAGCCGATTATCGGTGTAGTGAGAGCTGGCGCAGCGTTGAGTATGATTATCAAATGGATGCCACGCGATACAGTATGGACGGTCGCTGAAGCGAAGCGAGTCCTTGCCGCGCGGGGAGTAAAAGCATCCGCAAAAGAAATTCACAATGCGATTGGATACATGAACCGCAAGGGCATAATTAAACGGATCAGCTACGGACACTATGCGGAGATTGGAGACATTCAATGAACGTCGTCAGTTGGAAGCGAGGCAAGCACCGACCCTTTGCGATGCAGATGCTGCGCCGCTGGAGCCCGATTTACAACAAAGCTAGAGCCATCGACGGGAATGCTGAGCGCGACCAGATAAATTTTGACGAGGGGCGGCGTTTTGAGAGAAGAGCCGCCCTCGCCGCGCAAGCAGACGACGAAGCACAACGGCGAGCGATCATCGAGGACGCTTGCGACCGAGCGTTTGGGCCGGACGACGACGCAACCAAGTAAACAGGAGAACTCGGATGAAGCACACCATGACTGCAATCACGATGCTAATGCTGTCGTCGCTGCCGTGTTACGCGAGCGACATCGAGGATAGGTTGTCCGAAGTCGAGCGTAAGCTGGACCTAGTAACTGCGCCTTGTGGTATTTGGATGCAGCAGCATACCGCGTTTCTTATCGCCCGCGCCGCGACGCCTGCCGACCAACGACAGAAACTAATAGAGGTACAAGCGGCGCGTAAGGTAGCTTGTGACAAACTGAAGTAACTCAAAACAAAGGAACTCGGATATGGAACAAGTCAAGCGACTGCCGCCTAAGGCGGTACTGACCCACGAGCAGGAGACGGCGCTGATCGAGGCGCGCATCGCCTTCATGACGCAATGCCCCTTCTTCTGTTACTACTATTACGACCAGCTTAAGGAGTACCCGACGCTCGCGATACCGACTGCTGCGACCGACGGCAAGCGGGTCTTCTTCAACCCGGAGTATTTCTCCAACCTCCGACCGGCCGAGAGATGTTTCGTCCTGGCGCACGAGACCTACCACGCAGTGTGGGGGCACAGTAAGCGCGTCCGGTACTACCACACTGAGGGGACCATCGAGGGGGTGCCATTCATCAAGGACCTCTTTAACATCGCCGCCGATTACGTCATCAATGCTGACCTGATCGAGAACAAAATAGGTCTGTGCAACCCCGAGTGGCTGTACGACAAGTCGATATCGGGCACCGACAAGATCGAGGACGTCTACGTCAGCCTCTTCCAGAGGCTGCCGCCGCCGGTCGAGGGCCAGTCGAAGCCGTGCGAGGAGGGCGAGGGCGGCGCCGGCGCGGACGATAAGGAAGCCAACGACGAAGCTAAAGAGAACAAACCGGGTCCTACTACCGGTAGTACCAGCAAGTACGGCAAGGGGTCTCAGCCCGACAAGAAGGCCGCCGCTAATGGCGGCCGGTTCGACGAGGTAGAAGAACCCTATGTCGACCCGGCGACCGCAATCCCCGACGAGATCGACGACATCACCCATCGGGAAGCCGTCGCCCGTGCCATGTCGGCCGCCAAGGCCATAGGCGACGTACCGGGCTTTATCGAGAGGTTGGTCGAGGAGATCATCAACCCGCAGGTCAACTGGCGGGAACACATCAGGATGGTCCTGACGGGCAAGCTGGGGTCGCGGCGCGAGACGTGGCTGCGGCCCAACCGCAGGCGGCTGGTTCTCAACCCGATCGTCTACCTTCCCGGCAAACGTGGCAACGGGGCCGAGTTGGTCGCGGTATGGATCGACAATAGTGGTTCTATCGGTAAGGCCGAGTACAACGCCTTCTTCTCCGAGATCGGCGGCATCCTGGTCGACTGCCGGCCTAAACGTCTGTTGGTGGGTTGGTGCGATGCGACCGTCCGAAGGACGGAATGGGCGTCGAGCCTGGAGGAGTTCTGGGACGCCGCCTACAAGCCGACACCGGGCGGCGGCGGGACGTCGTTCATCCCGCCATTCTATTGGATGCGGGATAACGATTTGTGGCCGGAGACCACGGTGTACCTGACCGATGGCTACGGCCCGTTCCCGCCGAAGCCCGACCACGACGTGGTGTGGGCGATGACGACTGAGATCGTGGCGCCCTTTGGCGAGACGGTACGCATTCACGCCTAACCATAAGGGGGCCGGCTCGACCGGCCCCCCACCCTCTCGGAAGGAACCATAATGTCAAACTGGATACCCTCGCCCGATCACATCGAAGGGTTCAAGCGGGCGGTCAACGCCCTGATGCAGAACCGCGTCAACGCGATGGAGGTCGGGTTCCCGCTCGACCTCGATCAGGTCCTGCTTGTAACAACTCCCCCATCTCTTGCGGATCTATTAGCTTTGGGCCTCGACTCGCTCAAGGAAACCAACATCCTCTGCTTCGAGATCGGGCCGGATCAGGGCGCGTCGCGGCGGTGCATCGTGAAAGTGTACCTGCGCCACGAGGTGCATTACGCCTGGAAGCGGCAGACCCAGCCCCGCTACAAGGCAGACGACCCGATCTACTTTAACAACGCGCTGGACCTCGACACCCACGACAAACTGATCAAGTGGGTCGATAGGTCGGTCTATGAGCGCCGGCTCGCAAGATTGGTCTCGCTGACCGTCGCGGACTTCCTGCGGCACCGCCCCGAGATATCCCTCTATCACATCGCGGCACGCTGGCCGGCGTGCAAGATGCTCTTCCCCCGGGTTCATGAGCAGCTAAGCGGGCGGCACCGCAACATCTGGGGCGACCACGGCAGTCAGCTCGGTAAAAACCTGCGGCGCTGGGAGTGGCCCCTGCGAGGCGAGGAGGCGGAGTGGCACGACCAGTACCGGCGGCGGATGCGCCTCTGCGAAGAAGCCAT